CTACGATAACCGCGCATTCAACATGGCTACCTGTTCGTCGTTCATGTCCTCAATCCACATGCCGTAAATTTCATACACCATCTGCGCAGTTTCATGCCCCATCTGGCTGGCTATAAATGCCGGGTTCGCTCCTGCCGTCAACAGCCAGCAGGCAAAAGTATGTCGCGTATGGTACGGATTACGGCGGCGAATACCAGCACGTTTTACTGCTGCATTCCATCTCGCACCCAAACTGCTTACCGAGTAATAAGGTTTCTGTTTTCCGTTACACACTCTGGGCATGAAAACAAAATGCAGTTTTTGCTTTTCGGTTCTGCCGTACTCCCGATGATAAAAGGTGATTTCGCTTTTGCGATGATGCCCGGTCAGTTTGTATTGCTCCTTCAGTGCCTCAAGAGCAGGCTGTAGTAGTGTTACCGTCCGGATCCCCGCATTTGTTTTTGGGGGACCGAACATATCAAGTATCGTCAGGTTTCTTCTGACATTCACAATTCCCTTCTCGAAATCCACATCCTCCCACGCCAGAGCAGCCAGTTCCCCGTGACGAAGCCCGGAGTAAACGGCAAATTTCCACAAGTTCTGGCTCTGTCCTTTTTCACTTTCCATTAATGCATTGAATTCTGTTTTAGATAACGGATCAGGCTTTATTCTGTTTCGCTGTAATTTTTTTACTCCTTCAAATGGTTTGGTTGATATAAATCCCGACTGATACGCAAAACGTAACAACGAACAGAGCAGGGCAATATAGTTATCAACTGTGCGCACGGTTCTTCCTTTTTTGTTGGATCTTGGATTATCCAGGTAAAGCGTTTCTCCATGCAGCAGTTCATTCCGGTAGTTTAAGATATCGCTATAACGAATATGTGATATCGGGGTACTCTCACAAATTATTATCCTGAGTGTTTTTAATTGTGATTTCGTTTTCTTCATTGTGTTTGTTGTTAACTCTGTTTCTTTAATTTTTGTCCAGATATCACAAAGCTCGCCGAACGTTTTTATGACCCTCGTTGTCACCATTTTTGCCCCAGTACTGGACTGGGGAAAACGTCTTAAATACTCAAATTCACCGGAGTTGATTTCATGAACTATCAACGCTCTTAAATTTCCGGCCTTTTTAATGTTACTGTTAGTAACCTCCCAGCCTTTCAATGTTTCCCGACATCGTTTTCCTCGAAACATGAACCAGATGCGAATGTATTTACCTCGAATCTCGACACCTGTTGGTAATTTAGACATATCATGAGTCTTTGATAAACTGATTTATCTTTGGATAGTTGTACCAGATAATCCCTCGCTTACTGTCTGGCTTCCCTAAAGGAGATACTCGTTTGAAGTGGAAACCTTCCACCCAACAGTTCTGGCGGTATGCTTCAATTTGTCTGGCCCCCAGACCAGTGCGAAGCATCAGGCCGTATTCAACCATCCACTCTTCATTAAAGATTACTTGTGCCATCGCATCACCTCTGGCAGGCGCCAATGTTAGACTGAAATTGACGCCCGATGTTGATTATTAATAATCAGCTATGAAGTTTTAATTTGAATACAATGCAATTCACGAGGACTGAAGTTTCTCGCAATTAAAATTTATCAGTTTTACTTTCTGCTCTCTGGAAACGCCTGCTTCTTTTTTACCTGAGAGCATTTTTTCGCATTCTGATTTCGTTAGTTTAGATTTTGAATATCTTGTCCAGTTAGTAGGAGTGCCACCTTCCTTTTCAATAGTGGCGGTAATTTTATACATGAACACCTCCATTATTATTTCCAGTGGTTCGTTTATTCCATCTTTCGAGTGCTTCTTTTTCACTTCCACCATAACCGGTTCGGGATTCGCATCCGTTACACTTCGCTCGGTAATATCCTGAAATGGCTTTCACCGTTACTGATGGACAACCACAAAATGGACATGGTTTAACATTGTCATATCTCATAATTTTTCTCATAAAAAATATTTCAAGTTGGCGGTGCATTACACCGCCAGGCTGAATTATTCCTCTGAATTATCGATTACACTGTATTCCCCGGTTAATACAGAGGAATCTGCAGGATCGATTGTCAGTGGTTCCTTTTCATCCATTGATACTGCACGCTGGATCTCAATTGATACGGGCAGGTATTTGAACAGGCGACGAATAGCCGTTTTCTTTGCCATTTCTTCCCAGTGAGTTACCCACGGCCCGTTATTACCAGCTTTACTCTGGCTGCGCACCAGCTCAATCTGTTTGCGCGTCATAACTTCAAACTGAGTGCCTCCGTCTTTCAGTCTTGCGACAGCATAGACGTGGGTAACCGGGGCATCTTCGTTTTCTCCTGGGCGGTGTATTAACTTTTCATCAAGGCCAAATTCGAAATTAAACTCGTCACCTTCACGGACAACACGGGCTGACAGGCTGGCGATTTGACCTGAACGGCGAGCCAGATCAATCATGCCGCGATAGCCAATGATTAGCTGAACGTTTTTTTTACCGCTCTTTTCGTTTTTATTACCAAAAGGCAGTAAATATGCATGACCGAGGGCGCTACCTGGCTCAAGTCCGAGCTGTGAACACTGTACGATTGCACTGACAAAACTCATAGTGTCACAGTTTCCTAACGCCGGAACTTTACGAATTTCTGTGGTGGCGATACGGATCATACGTTCAGCCGTCATATGGCGTGGAAGAGCTGCTGCCAGTTGCTCTTTCATTGATGGCTGGTTAATAAAACTAATCACGTCGTTATTTTTAATTGCTGCTGGTGCACGGTTTCCCTGAGTTTTTTGCAGATCGGCTTTTGCGATTGGTGGTTGCTTAGTCATTTGCATATTCCTTAGCCCAGCGGGGCAGTGATAACGTCTTAATAGCTGGCCATTCATCGGTATTGAGGCAGTCAGCCAGGGTTCGCAGATTGCGGTGATATTCCAGCTGACCTGCCAGTTTTGCTTCTTCGCCCATCATGAAAATTTCAACCGGATAACGTCCGCATTCAATAGTTGTGCTGGCAACCAGAAAAACGAAAGTTGGCTGCACTCCAAACTGTGCTTCATAACCGTCACTGTAGAATGCATCCTGAACGTGATAGCGGTAGTCGTAATAAGCGGTTTTGAATCGTTGAATATCCGCCGTAGTTTTCACGTCCATGATCCAGTGAAATTCAGGGATAATTTTGTCCGGACGGCACCGACACAAAATTCCTGTTTCAGGATCTTCCCAGTAAATTGATGATTCAGCGTGTCCGGCGCTTTCAACAAGCCATTGCCCCAGCGGCAAAGCCATAACGCTTTGATACATGAGTTCAATTTTCCGGCCTTCTTCCGCAGTGATAACCGTTTTTCCTGTGCTTGCGCATTCCATCAGAAACGCTTTCTCTTCTTCTTTTCCGGCGTTTGTACGGCGGTTAAATTCAGGTGCTACGATAAAGCGGTTACTGAATTCTTCCGGTTCAAGTACCCGGCAGTGGAAAGCGGTTCCTAAATCGAGCGTTTTTGTCTTTGTGGTGTCCACGGGGGCATTTTTACGCCACAAATACAGTGCCGGAGTATCAGCAATGTCGTCGAGCTGAGACTTACTGACACCGGGACCCGCGTGGTAATTCTCATTCGAAATTCCGTAATAAATACCTGGCTCTATGTCTTCCACGATTACGGGATCTGCGACTTCGCCAGTTTCATCACTGCAATCGCGATGTGGATCGCTGCCAGCATTCTCATTGTGCGGATGTTCAGCGCCTTCCATTTCCTCCGGATCATTTTCCTTAGCTTCAACCTGATTCTCTTCATCGAATGTTTCCTGGTATGTTGCGTCGCCCATCACCGCACCACAGTCAGGGCAGTTATCCCCGCCAGTCTTGCCACAGGCATTGCAGACTTTTTCCGGTTCCTGTTGCACTACTGGCTCAGGTTGTTTCACATCCGGGCTGGTTTTTTCAGTTTCTGGCGTGTTTTGTTTCGTTTCTGGCTGGTTCTGGTACACAGAATCGCGAGTCTGGATCCCCTTAACCCATTTCGGATCGTTCGGGTCGCTAATTCCGTCAACAAATTCACCACGTGATGCAGCAAGCAATTTGTCGGCATCGACAGGATTTTTTGATGGAATGTTTTTCCGGGCTTCATGGAGTTCTGCCCGCAGTTCCTGATATTTCGCATCAACAGAATTTACCTGTGACTGAGCATCCAGCGGCTGCGTGTCCTGATGATGTTCAGTTGCGTCCGGTTCCATTGTTTCAGCCTCTCCCTGTTCATCTGCCGTTGTTCCAGATGGTTGCGGTTTTTCATCATCATCCTGTTTTCCTTCTTCTGTTACACGCTGCGGCATCGGGGCAGAGGAGCGACCGCAGGCAATATCCACGATTTCCGGATCAGGGTTGGCATGATCGGTTTCAGTCAGTACCCTGTTCAGATATTCGGTGACATGGTGCGAGATAGCCTCTATACCGATTGGTGCTTCTTTTACGGACGCAACCACGATGGCGCGGGAATAATCCAGCCCGCCAGGCATGGTGATGAATTTGTCGCGGAAAACAGAAAAGGGCGGTTTATTTTCAGCGATAATTTCCTCAATGCGTTTAGCGTGTGCCGGATGAAGGTTATAGATGTCCACGTCCATTGAACGGGCCAGTACGCCAGTGGCTACATCGCGCGCCAGTGACGTCAGATCGTGGACGAAACCTTCGCCGCGATCGGTGAGGTTCCCGCCGCCAGCATTAGCACCGGAAGCCGTGCGAGTGATGCGTGAAACACGATTCCCTTTTCGCCATTCTTTTGTCAGAAGACCGCGATCAATGTGTTCGGTATCCAGCCAGGCTAAAATGAAATTCTTAAATTCATAGGGCTGATGTTTTTTCGTGATAGAGAAAACTGCCTTAATTGCATCAGTCAGGCGGAGCAGGGCGGCATTATCCAGAGTTGTCGGTTCTGCCATGCCGCGTATGGCCAACAGCAGATTCTGGACATAGCTGTTTTCCTGATCCATCTCAAGAGCAGTAATGTATTCGCGTTGTTCTCGGGTGGCATGATGCAGGTATTTCCGCTCCCCGGCTGCATACGTAAAAATGTGCAGAAGACGCTGTGTGAACCGCAAAGTAGATACAGAGACTTCGCAATCCTGGCAATCCCCGTGAGCGTCTGCCCGTGTGTTTTCTTCCTGGCCTCCCGCCGGTTCTTCGGTTTCCGGTGCATCCTCCTGATGGTGAACGTCGTCTGGCGCTGCTCCCGGTTTTAGTTCCCATGTCATGGAGTCTTTGCTGAGTTGATAGCGTTCACTCCAGGTAAAATCGATCTCACCTTCAGGGGGAAGGTCATTAACGACAGGAAAATTTGTGGCAACAGCTTTAAAATAGTTGCTCAGTTTTTTACCTGACTTAACGAGCAGATAGTCCAGAGTGGTGCTGGTCGATTCAAAATCGTCGCTTGCCCACAGGACGACGTCAGGTTCACCGGATGATTTTTTCGCTTTCCGTAACAGGAAGAGTGGTTTTGTGCTCATTGTTTTTTAACCTCAACTCAGATTAAAATTACTGCGAGTGATGAATAAATGTCCCAGGTTCTTCACTCAGGCCTGCACACTGTGCAGGCTTTCTTTTTTTCAGATTTCACCTTTTAATTTCATTGCAATCAGAGTTGCCAGAAATTCGGCTTTTTTTCTGCGGGCAGATTATTTCCGATGTAAACCAGGCACATTTTTGTGGCACCTTCAACAAGAGTTTTAAAGTTTCCTGATAGACCGTCGATATCAACCACAGTGAATGGGGTTTCTTTATTTTCTGTTTTAATTACGTAGCCAATATGCTTTCCTTCCAGGTAAACCTCGTGAACAATGTTATCAGTAGTTGCAACAGTGGCTTCATAATTGGTGTTCATGTTTTTCTCCTTAATTAAGGTTGAGCGAATCCCTGCCATTGCTGGCATAAATTCAGTTTCGAATAGTCAGTTAATTAAAGTTCGTGTGCCATCTGGTCTTTTTCGGCACAATTTTCACTACAATATTTTTTCATTTCCGTCGTTGGGATAACTCCACGCATGAAATGAAGTGGTCTTTTAATACTTTTGCTTTCTTCAATTTCTTTATTGCAAAGGTGGTAAGCACATTTTATTTTCTTAGTCATCACCATGACTCCGCCTTTACAGGTAAACCATCACGACCGAGGAAGACTTTAATCATGCAGTCAGTAATGCATGTTTTTGTGGTCAGGTTACGAATATAAAGTTTTCGCTTTTTAATATTGTTTGCCGAGGCAATATATGTCCGGCCTTCATGAAGAACATAGTCACCAGGAGTCACACACTGACGTGGTATTTCATCAGTTCCGAAGTGATGTGCAATCATAATTATCTCCATTTTTACAAATGAACTTTGTTGATGCGGTGCCTGGTGCCTCCAGGTGACTGCAACCAGTTAACAATTACAGTCGGCTTTCCCACCCAAACCAATAAGGACTAACATGACTTTTAACTGTGCCGCGTGCGCTTAGCCGCATTCACCGCATCACAAAATTCACTTTAAAAAGGGCGGACATCAGTCGAACTTCAAGAAAAAACTGATGCCGCCAGGACTACACACAGCTGTGTTGTTATTCACAACCGGAGGCGCACTCCCACCATTTAAATTTAACAGACAAGACCGACTCTTTATGAATATAGGAAGTGCGCCTTCGTGTTGTGCCCGGTTTTATTTCACCACCTCCGGGCTTTGGTGGCCTCGGCTATACCCCTACAGCGAGAATATTGAATTAATCCAAATAATGGATTAGCAAGTATTTCTGGCAAGCCAGCGACGTGCGCCCGTTTCAGTTTTGAATGTCTTGCTTTTGGTATAAGTCATGGCGGTGAACGTTCCATCCTGGTTGGGGAACACGCCACACACTAGGGAATCGTTGTTGCCGAGGTCGATTTTTTGCATTTTGGGAACCCTCACATCTTGTTGTTGCGGATAGAGGCTTCTGCCTGCCAGAGATCCCAGTCGTTGCTGCGTAGAGCCTGCACAGCCTGGTTGTAAGTGATACCGCAACAATCCATCAAATACTGAACTACTTCGTAATGCACCATCTTATCTCTCCCCTTAACGCCGGGTGGCGGAACTAAAACCTACAGCGCCGTGCTGCTTCTGTAATAATATTAGTTATGTTCATATTGATGATCAACACAAATATGCATTTTGTTGATAAAAATGTACTATCCTAATGAAAATTTTAGTGTTTTTTTTGATAAAAAAGTAAGGTGATGGGGGCGGAGGGGACAAAAAAACCGCCAGGGATGGCGGTTTAGTTACGAGGTGGTGGGAGCTATTTCTTCATGCGTTTCTGAGCTGCCAGCATATTTTCAAACGCTTCTTTGTAGAGTTCATTCTGGCCTTTAAGCCTTTCGATTAGTTTTGCTTTTTCTGATTCGGGGAGGATATCAAAAAGATCCAGTAAATCAGCTTGTTGCTTGTTAACCATCCGCCACCCTTCGCCTTCGAAACTTTCGTCATAAGTTCCAGAGGAACGTACGTAATTCATCAGATCAGCTAAATCAGGCCTCAAGTCTTCAGGCTTAACTCTTAGCAATACTGCGAATTTTAATGCCGCATCAGTGTTAAGTGGAGCCTTTCCGTTGAGATAGTGGCTAACCGTAGATTGCGTCTCAAAGCCCATTAGCTCGGCAGCAAGCTCCTGAGTCAGTTTGAGCTCTCTTTTTTTTGCATCCCAGATTCCGCGTAGACGCTGCGTAGCTTCTGGCGATGCGATTTCTTCGCGTTTTCTTCTCATACAACCATCTTATGAACACAGCTCATAATCTCAAACTGATATAAGTATTGATCATTTAAATTAGTATAGTTAATATTTTGGTAAACATTACTAAGGTGACCCTTATGACATTAGATGAATATTTGAAAAAAAATCGTGTACGACAGTCTTGTTTGGCCGCGCTGGCTGGTTGTTCGCAATCAATGATTAGCCTCGTTGCTACTGGACGTAGTCAGTTAAGTCCTGAAAAGGTATTGCGTATCGCAGAGGCTACGAATTTCGAGGTTACACCTCATGAACTCCGGCCTGATATCTACCCGAATCCGACCGATGGTTTACCTGTTGGATGTAAGGCTAACACACAAAATGCACAGGAGTTGATTCATGAAAATCAGGCATGAGCACATCGAATCAGTGTTGTTAGCCCTAGCCGCTGAAAAAGGGCAGGCGTGGGTCGCTAACGCAATTACTGAAGAATATCTGCGCCAGGGGGGCGGCGAATTGCCCCTGGTACCAGGCAAGGACTGGAATAATCAGCAGAACATCTATCACCGTTGGTTAAAAGGTGAAACGGAAGCGCAAAGGGAAAAAATTCAGAAACTGATCCCTGCAATTCTGGCAATCCTTCCGCGCGAGCTGCGTCACCGACTCTGCATCTTCGATACCTTGGAACGCCGTGCATTACTGGCGGCGCAGGAAGCGTTGAGTACGGCAATTGATGCGCATGATGATGCAGTCCAGGCCGTTTACCAGAAAGCGCATTTCAGCGGCGGCGGGTCTTCCGACGATTCTGTCATTGTTCATTAAGTGGATAGGGTAACTAACAATGAAAATCAAACCGTTTATCAATGCTGGAAATCTTACTCCCGGCGAACTACGAGACTGGATCCTGAAACTTGCAAAAAATGCAGAAATTGCGGGTTGGGGTACAGAAACTTCGGTTCGGAAGCTTCAGAGCGCAGAACTTAGCCTGCGCTCAGTTATGGACGATTTATCCCCAAGAATTAATTTTCTGGGGTCAGAGCAAATAATTCGTTCGGAAGGTCACTCCAGCGAAGTTGCGGAAGTTCTGAATACTCTGAGGGTAACTTTTGCTGCCGTTCTCGATATTCAACGAACCATTCTCTCATTGATTTCTCAGCTTCAAGAAATTGATAGTCGCATTCCTGACGGGGGTCATAGAGAGCGTCTTCCAGAATGTGAAGAGCAAGGACAGGGGAAACAGATAAGGGATCAGTAATACGTTTTTCACTTGCCTGGTATAGCAATCTCGCCAGCGAATCATAGCTACTGGGGCTCAGGAGAGAATCCCGTGAGTGATTTGCAAGAATCAGATGGAAGCGGGTGAGAACTATAGCTCTGCATGTTACCAGGTTAATCATGTCGAGGTCGTGCTGGTTAATTTTGTACACAGTGCGCATGTGATTTTTAATTTTTTGGCAAACAGCCATTAAAGACATGTCGAACCTCCTTGGGTTCTGTTGATTGGGGAATCACAGATTATATCCGGAGGAAGGTTCGGCACCAGATGAGGCAATTATGGCCGCATTACCATATATGCAACTGTACATAGCTGATTACCTGGCTGACACCATGCATTTGTCAGCAGAGGAGCACGGTGCGTATTTGTTGCTGATGTTCAATTACTGGCAAACAGGAAAGCCAATACCCAAAAACAGGCTGGCAAAAATTGCCCGTCTGACTAACGAGCGATGGGCTGATGTTGAACCATCCTTGCGGGAGTTTTTTTGCGATAACGGCGAGGAATGGGTGCATCTTCGGATTGAGGAAGATCTGGCATCAGTCAGGGAAAAATTAACCAAAAAATCAGCCGCAGGAAAAGCATCTGTTCAGGCCAGAAGAAGCAGAAAGGAAGCAGATGTTCAAACAAAACAAGAGAGAAATTTAACAGGTGTTCAAACAGATGTTGAAGTGGTGTTTGAACATGATGTCAACACAAAGGCAACTAATAAAGATACAGATAAAGATCTAAAAACAGATCCCCCCCTAAATCCCCCCCGGGGAAATCGAGGTGTCAAAAAGTTTGACCCTCTGGATATTGCTTTGCCGAACTGGATTTCTGTCTCGCTTTGGCGTGAGTGGGTTGAATTTCGCCAGGCATTGCGTAAACCGATTCGAACGGAGCAGGGCGCTAACGGGGCGATACGGGAGCTGGAAAAATTCCGCCAGCAGGGTTTTTCACCTGAGCAGGTGATTCGACACAGCATCGCCAATGAATACCAGGGCTTGTTCGCGCCGAAAGGTGTTCGACCTGAGACGTTACTCCGACAGGTTAACACCGTCTCGTTACCGGATAGTGCGATCCCGCCAGGCTTCAGGGGGTAACTGATCATGAAAAATATTGCGACAGGCGGCGTTCTTGAACGTATCCGCAGGCTGGCCCCGCCACATGTAACCGCGCCATTCAGAACGGTAGCGGAGTGGCGCGAGTGGCAACTTGCTGAAGGCCAGAAACGTAGCGAGGAGATCAACCGCCTGAATCGCCAATTGCGGGTGGAAAAAATTCTGAATCGCTCAGGCATCCAGCCGTTGCACCGTAAATGCTCGTTTGCGAATTACCAGGTGCAGAACGACGGTCAGCGATACGCGTTGAGCCAGGCGAAATCTATCGCTGATGAACTGATGACCGGGTGTACAAATTTTGCGTTCAGCGGAAAACCTGGTACCGGAAAAAACCATCTGGCGGCGGCTATCGGGAATCGCCTGCTGAAAGATGGCAAGACAGTGATTGTGGTTACCGTGGCTGATGTCATGAGTGCTCTACACGCCAGCTATGACGACGGGCAATCAGGCGAAAAATTTTTGCGGGAACTGTGCGAAGTGGATCTGCTGGTTCTTGATGAAATTGGCATTCAGCGCGAGACGAAAAACGAGCAGGTGGTACTGCATCAGATTGTTGATCGCCGGACAGCGTCGATGCGCAGCGTGGGGATGCTGACAAACCTGAACTATGAGGCCATGAAAACATTGCTCGGCGAGCGGATTATGGATCGCATGACCATGAACGGCGGGCGCTGGGTGAATTTTAACTGGGAGAGCTGGCGCCCGAATGTTGGTCAGCCAGGTATTGAGAAGTAATTTTTACCGGGAGGAAATTTTAATGGAGACCGTTTTTGACGCACTGAAAGCGATGGGAAAAGCCACGTCGGTAGAACTGGCTACGCGACTTGATATCAGTCGAGAAGAAGTGCTGAACGAGCTGTGGGAACTGAAAAAGGCTGGCTTCGTTGATAAAAGCGTATACACCTGGCGCGTGGCTGATAACAACGTTCAGCAGGAACAGCTAGCGCCGGCAGAGCTGCCGGAAGAAACCACCATGGCAACAGTAGCGAAAATTTCGGAGAGCGATTTAAAAGCGACGATTGAGCAACGTGGACCACAAACGGCGGATGAACTGGCTACGCTGTTCGGTACCACATCCCGCAAAGTGGCTTCAACGCTGGCAATGGCAATCAGCAAAGGTCGTCTGATTCGCGTAAACCAGAACGGTAAATTTCGTTACTGCATACCGGGCGATAATTTGCTGGTGCAGCCAGAAAACACTTCCGAGGTCGAAACCAGCGGTAAATCCCAGCTTCAGCCTGCAGAGGCCATTTTACCAGCCCTGGAAGCGGCGACGCAGGAAGATATTAAAACAGAAACTGTGGCGGACATTGTGCAATCGTTGCCATCGTTTACTGAAACGCGCGCGGATGACCTGATTTTACCATCGCTGCATATGGCAAACCGCGAACTGCGTCGGGCGAAAAGTCATGTCCAGAAGTGGGAGCGTGTCTGCGCCGCGCTGCGAGAGCTGAACAAGCACCGGGATATTTTCGCCCAGCTTTGCCAGGAGGTAACCAGTGAGCAATACAAAAAATCATGGCATGAAATTTAAAGGAACACCAGGTCCATGGCATGTAAGTTTCCACGGTTCAGCTAATTGCTGGGTAGTGGATGGCGAACGCGATAAGGCAATTGCTAAGGTGACAAAATACAACAATGACTGGCAGATGCAGAAAGCTAATTTTCAGCTTTTAGCAGCAGCACCAGAATTACTTGAAGCCCTGCAAGCGGTGGTTCGTGTTGCTGACAGAAAAACTGATGAATTCGCAATGGCTCATTCTGCAATTAACAAAGCATTAGGAGTGATAACTGATGAACGCAATTGAAGAAATTCCAGTAATACGTGATGAATATGGCTGCTGGACGCATCCTGAATATGAAAAATTCTGTGATGGTAGGGAATATATTTCAACGGAAGAGTTTAACGCCTGGATGGAGGAAAATAATCTTCAATACGTCCTCTGCTTCAGAGACGAAGGATGTGCTGACCTTGATGCGTGTGATGCTGATATTTCTGCATGGGAACCGGAACGACCAGAGGGCGATGGTTGGTTTATTGGTTCAATACATGACACCGAAGACGGCCCTGTTTGTGTATGGCTGAGAAATAAGGCTGAAACATAAAGGCGATAAACCACCTGACAACAAAACACTGAAAATTTAAATCAGAAGTGATTTTTATTAAATCCTTAACCGGAGGGATTCCTGCACCCTCAAATCATCAGGAGGCCGCCCGAAAGGGCGGTAAGAAATGACTACATTATTCAGAAAAGAGTATCCGCGAAAAAGTAGAGTGACAGAATTTTTGTTTCTCATTCTGTTTATCGTGTTGATGATACCGATATCCCCGCTAATTTTTGTCTGGATAATCGGGAAAATAATTGAGCCAGTTATTGAATTGTATAACGACGTGGTATGGGCGTCGTTCAACGCACTACACAATAAAATTAATCCGTATAAGGAAAACTGAAATGACTGAATTAACCAAAGAACAATTAATCGAAGAAGCTAAATTAAAAATAGCGATTGCGAAATGCCACCCAAATTCAGGGATGGCACAGGTAGAGGGTGAGTTATTCAAAATTGCACTGGCATCGCTGGAAGCAGAACCAGTGGCGTGGAAGGCAACCTTCACGCAAATTGACAATGAATATAATACGTTCACCACTATGTATTCTGACAAAGCAGAAGCCGAACGGTGGGGGCGACTGCATGAAATATGTGACTTTCGGGCAGATATAACACCGCTTTATACAGCCCAACCAGCGCCGGTAGCTCCAGATGGCTGGATAAGCTGTAGTGATGCAGTTCCTGCGGAATACTGCGATGTGATTCTTTGCGATGATCTCGGGAATGTATTCCCCGGTTCCTGGGATAAGGTTTTTTGCCCCACTCGTGGCGGGAATAAGATGGCTTTTGTGGACAAAGACGGCGTCGAAGTAGAGAGCTCAACTCACTGGATGCCGCTACCGGAACCACCGCAGGAGGTGAATCAATGACCTGGCCTGAGGCATTCACCACGGTAGGAATCGCAATGGCGGTGGCGCTGGTGGTGTATTCGATTCGCCGCTGGGGGTAAGGTATTAAAAAACGCCCCGTACACAGACGTTGAGCGCCTGAGATGTGGGGATAGGGAGTTAGTTAAATAGTTATACAACAATACCTGATTTTATATTGAAGCAAGAAATAGGTTGCTACATATTGAATCATGCGCGTGTACGTCAAATCTGGGAGGTTATCGTGCTGGTTCTGAAATGTGCGCTGGCTGTTGCGGCAGTAATGGCAATTTATTGTCTTGTTATCGTTCTTATGAATCACCTTTCTGATTGATTTCATATTGGCGAGGTTATGGGAGTTAAGTAGAATTGCTGCGGGTGCTTGAGGCTATCTGCCTCGGGCATGCTACCAAAGGCAGATAGAGAAAAGCCCCACCCGACTATAAATCGAAGTGAGGCCCCTATATGCTCGTCACATATAGATTGCCTCTTACGGACCGAAAGGTCAAGGAGAAGCAGGCTATGAAGCAGCAAAAGGCGATGTTAATCGCCCTGATCGTCATCTGTTTAACCGTCATAGTGACGGCACTGGTAACGAGGAAAGACCTCTGCGAGGTACGAATCCGAACCGGTCAGACGGAGGTCGCTGTCTTCACAGCTTACGAATCTGAGGAGTAAGAGACCCGGCGGGGGAGAAATCCCTCGCCACCTCTGATGTGTCAGGCATCCTCAACGCACCCGCACTTAACCCGCTTCGGCGGGTTTTTTGTTGTTTATTTTTAGTGGGTTTGATCTTTTTGATTGCGTCAGCACGGTTGCTTGTAAAGGCATCGCGGGTGTATTGAACAGATAATGGGTCAACATAGAATCAAAAATTCTTAAGTAGCGCGCAGGGAGAAGAGGGATGGCCCCCGAACAGGGGAGTGCTATTTATCTGGAAGGATTCTGTTGATGAAAATCGAAGAATTACGTGAAATTTTTAGTGAAAATGGCCTCTATGCTGTGCGCGTTGAGAATGGAGACGTTATCTACACTACGTTAATTCCTGATGATCATGTGATTTTATCTATCGAAGCATTCATTGAATACCTGGAAAGGCTCGGTTTCAAGGTGGTTCGGGAATGAGTTATAATTCGTAAGCCAGCCTGAACAACTGGCAACCTACAGCGCCATTGGAGATAGCAATGGCGCATATACAACTGGTCAAACAAACCTCTTCCGGATTACTTCTCCCGGCGACGCCGGAGAGTTGCGATTTTCTGCATCAAATCAAAATAGGTGAGTGGATACACGCAGACTTTAAGCGTGTTCGTAACTACGCATTCCACAAGCGTTTTTTCAAACTCCTGCAGCTCGGATTCGATTACTGGACTCCGGTCGGTGGGGCGATCACGCCTCGCGAACGAAAACTGGTGTCCGGTTTCGTTGATTACCTGTGTGAATCGGTAGGCCGGGAACATACGCCAGCCCTGAGTGATGCCGCAGAGCAATATCTGAATACAGTTGCGACACGCAGAACCCGGGATACGGCATTGCTAAAGTCGTTTGAGGCTTTCCGCGAGTGGGTAACCATTCAGGCCGGATTTTACACCGAGCATATTTATCCGGACGGTAGCCGCGGGCGCAGGGCGAAATCCATCGCGTTTGCGAATATGGACGAAACCGAGTTTCAGCAGGTTTATAAATCTGTACTGAATGTGCTGTGGAACTGGATCCTGTTCCGTAAATTTTCCTCTCCGGAACAGGTCGAAAATGTGGCCGCGCAGCTGCTGGAGTTTGCGTAATGGTGGACTTACGTAAAGCGGCGCGGGGGCAGATGTGCACTGTCAGAATTCCTGGCTACTGCAATCACGATCCGGAAACGTCTGTGCTGGCGCATTACCGACTGGCGGGAACGTGCGGAACAGCGATAAAGCCACACGATATGCAGGCAGCGATTGCCTGTAGCTCGTGCCACGATTTAATCGACGGGCGGGTAAAAACCAGCGATTACACCAAAGAAGAATTACGCCTGATGCATGCAGAAGGTGTTTTTCGCACACAAGAAATCTGGAGAAAGGAGGGATATTTATGATTTACCCAACGAATACAGGAAAAAGCGGAGAACACCTTCGTCTCACCACGCTGGAAAGTGTCTGGATTCAGGGAAAACTACGTATGTGGGGGCGCTGGTCGTATATTGGCGGCGGCAGGTCAGGGAATATGTTTAACCAGTTGCTGGCATCCCAAAAAATGACAAAAACAGCCATCAATGAAGCCCTGCGCAGATTGAAAAAAGCGGGAATTGATAAACCAGAGTTGGAAGCATTTTTGCGTGAGATGATCGAAGGAAAGCAAAAAAGCTGGTTAACTCACTGCACTGATGCAGAGGCACTAAAAATTGATAGTGTTATAGGTGAAGTTCTGGCGGATCATCCAGGACTACTAAATGTCCTGAGTCAGCGTTATGTAGGGCGAGGGATGAGTAAGAGAAGGATGGCAGAGTTATTAAACGAACAGTACCCAGAGTGGGCGTTGATTACATGCCGACGTCGTGTTGATCAGTGGTTGCGTGTTGCTGAGTTCATTTTGTATTCACCTATGAGAGAAGCGTTCGATTATGCTTAAAAAATCATTGCAAAATGAGCCACAAACTGCTTCAATTTCGGTACGCTTCGCAAAGCTGTATCGCGAGGCGAATCAAGCGCAATTGAACTTTAATAGAACCCGCCATCGAGCGGGTTTTGTTGTTTCTGCGGTGTTATATAAGAAACGACATTTAATAATCTCCTTCAAAATAAATTTGTTTATATATTGTCATGTATATTTTAAGTGAAAGTGAATTATTCACATAAAATAAAAACATATAAATAAATTTACATAACTTGACGCAAAGTGTTGTTGCGATTGGAATATTAAATCGTATCATCGAAAACGGTTCTGAGGGGGAACTCTTCTTTGCTCGGTGATATCGCTCCCCTGAAGAACCAATGCCGACTTAGCTCAGTAGGTAGAGCAACTGACTTGTAATCAGTAGGTCACCAGTTCGATTCCGGTAGTCGGCACCATATGCGGGTATCGTATAATGGCTATTACCTCAGCCTTCCAAGCTGATGATGCGGGTTCGATTCCCGCTACCCGCTCCAGCATTTGAAACAAGCCTTATTGTATTGCGGCACTGGCGTATTTTTTTATTACGTGAGAGCAGGTTGTTTTGAAAAAGCATTCTGTTCTCTGGCTATGATTTGAGGCCGGGTGTAGCCTCAGTGCTGATTTTTTTACGGCAGCAGAATGGTGCATTATCGGTGGAGATTTTGTATTTCCTGGCAGGGTCGGTGATGCATCATTCTGGTGTTGTAAATCGCACCACAGAGGCGCTCCTCAGTGCGAGGGGGGTTTAAAGAGTCGGTTTAGCGGGAAACCACAGTATCCATACAACACGGAATACTTCGGGAGGCACCCGACGCCTCGGTTTAATAACAATTAAAAAATTCATCCCTTGCATTGACCAACCGCCATATCTGGCGGTTTTTTTTATTCCTTTCTCAAGACAAAAAAGACACGAGCATCCAGGAATACTCGTGGGACAACGTCCTTTGGATAGCAATTTGCGAGAGGGTGAAAAGTAGCGCGGTCGTCGGATTAAGACCGCGGGACAAAGTCCATGAAGAATAATAAGTATTGGCCCCCTTCCGGGGACATGTTCATACTACTAAGCTTCAGAAGTGGTTTAAATCCTCAAATTAACCTTAATTTCCGATAAGTCTTATTTCATTTCTTTGCGCCACATCTGGTGCGCATCAAATAACGCCACGCAAAGGGCATCTGCGGATGCCGGTGTTTTTGACGGGGTGTTTTTTACGGGCCGCTGGTGGCCCTTTTTTATTTACAGGAGAAAAAAGTATGTCTGAACCCTTGTCCGGTTCCGGCACGGCTGCGGCGCTCGGTGGGGCGACGGTATTCGGGCTGTTTACCGGAACGGATTTCGGGATTGTGTTTGGTGCGTTTGCCGGGGCGTTATTTGTGGCAACGATGCCGCAGGCGCTTTCAGCCTGGCGTGTGGCAGCGCATTTTCTGGTGTCGTTCATTATTGGCGTGCTGGGCGCAGAGGTTCTGGCATCCTGGCTGGTAAAGCATACAGAGTTTGACGGTGCACCTGTCGACGCATTGTGTGCAGTACTGGTGTCAGTGGTGTCGGTGAAGATTCTCTCGTTCATCCACCAGCAGGATATTGCATCGCTGGTGTCCGGCCTGTTCTCCCGCCTGCGGGGTGGAGGAGGCGGCAATGTTAAGTAGCCTTCCCGGATTGCTGAATGTGGCGTTATGCACGGTTATCGTGCTGACGCTCTTTTTTTATCGTCGCCGTGATTCCAGACATAAACCGCTGATGTCATGGCTGGCCTGGCTGCTGATGCTGCTGTATGCCTTTGCGCCCCTCAGCTATCTGTGTGGTCGCCCGTTAGCAACGGGCTGGCCTGAAGTGTTTTTTAATCTGCTGTTCTGCGTGCTGGTGATACGCGCACGCGGGAACGTCACAAAAATCTTTCCATTGTTGAGGTGAATATGTCGGGTAAATTCAGATTCAGCCGTCGCAGTGAAAAAAATCTGGATGGAGTCAAACCACAGCTGGTTGCTGTAGTTCGCCGTGCGCTGGAGCTGACGGAGGTTGATTTCGGTATTACGGAAGGCCTGCGCAGTAAGTATCGCCAGAAACAGCTGGTCGCGGAAGGGAAAAGCCAGACCATGAACAGCCGCCACCTGACCGGTGATGCGGTGGATGTTGTTGCCTACATTGGCAGCCAGGTGTCATGGGACTGGCCTCTGTACGAGAAAATCGCGCAGGCATTTAAGCAGGCTGCCGCAGAGCTGGGAACTGCCATCGAATGGGGCGGGGACTGGAAAACACTGAAAGACGGGCCTCACTTTCAGTTGAAACGATAAGCAAAACAAAACCCCGGCTGCTGGAACAGTCCGGGGTTTTTAGTTTTCACGCCATGAAAAGGAACAATAAGTTGCAAAACAGCATGAGGTGAGGAAATTGTGAACAGTGAGTACGGAGAAAATCCTCATGGGAAAGTATAAAAGATTCTTTTTGAGGTTGTCCATTATGAAAGGTATTGAAGTGGAAACTCCCGCGAGCCTTGATTTGACAAGGGCTGCGGCCTTTGCAATTCGCCTTGTGGCGGTCGCTGTTCTGATTTGGGCTGTGCGTTGGTGGTGACATGACGCGAAAACACTGGACACACAGAATGCCGCGAACGGCGGTGAAATGGGCACTGGTAGCGATACTGGTGCCTTTTTTCCTGGTGGGGTGCGTCAGCCTGGATAAGGCGCGCCAGCTTTTCGATACAGCTTCTCAGGTCTGTGAAATTGTCGACGGTGTTCGGCAGTGTATGCAGAACTGATCGCCTGTAAGAGCAGAATATTTTGCTGAAAATGAAGGGTGCGCCAGCGTCCTGAAAGCATGGAATTCTGCTGCGTGTGCCAATTTTATCTTATTCATTCTAAATCTTGCCGAATCAAGATGAAATTTGATCAACTGCCCGGCGGCAAGGGGCATTAAAACAGGAGAAAATTATGTGGAAACCTACAGGTGACAAGTTAATCACCGCGTTGATTGACGGCAAGCCACAATACTTACGCATTGAAATGAGTGGTCAGCATGCTCGTTTGATTCGTGAGTAACAGGCATTACAGCAGCCCTTCAGTGTGAGGGGCTGCGATAATGTCAAAGCTCGTTATCAGCACCCGCCGCGCACCCAGCGCACTGGCCGATAGCGGGCTTTTTTATTCATAAAGCGAGTCTGTATGAGCGAGAAATTGAAGATCGTCTATCGCCCTTTACAAGAACTGTCTCCGTATGCACACAACGCCAGGACACACAGCCCTGAACAGGTGGCACAACTGGTAGAAAGCATAAAGCAATTCGGCTGGACTAATCCGGTGCTGATTGACGAAAAGGGCGAAATTATTGCGGGTCACGGTCGTGTTATGGCGGCTGAAATGCTCAAAATGGATTCTGTTCCGGTCATTGTTCTGTCTGGCCTGACGGATGAGCAGAAAAAGGCGTACCGCCTGGCAGATAATCGCCTGCCGATGAATGCTGGCTGGGATGAAGATCTGTTACGGATGGAGCTGTCGGACCTAATCAATGCTGATTTTGATGTCTCCCTGACAGGCTTCAGCCCGACAGAAATTGATGAGTTGTTGACGGATGTTTTGCCCGGTACAGGAAATGAGGAGGAGCCGTATACGACGAAAATTGATACGCCTGTTTATAAGCCGTCGGGCGGTAAACCGGATATCAGTGAACTGTACGACGATACGAAAACTCAGGAGCTGGTCAGCCGGATACGTTCGGCGTCCCTTGAGCCTGATATCGAAAAATTCCTCCTGTGCGCGGCAGAACGTCACACGGTGTTTAATTTTAGCAGAATTGCGGACTATTACGCTCACGCCCCCGCTGAAATTCAGAGCCTTTTTGAGGAGTCGGCGCTGGTGATCATTGATTATCAGCAGGCTATTGAAAATGGATTTGTCCGGATGACGCAGCGCATGGTGGAGATCATGCATGGCGGGGAGGAGGAGGAATATGCGTGATGATTTTTGCGCCTTTATTCTGACTCACGGGCGCCCGGACAAAGTTCTGACTTACCGGACGTTGCGTCGTGCTGGCTATACCGGGAAAGTTTTTATCGTTGTTGATGATGAAGATAAGACACGGCATCAGTACATAGCTGAATTTGGTGAACAGGTGCTGGTGTTTTCCAAAGCCGATATAGCCAGTCGTTTTGACGAAGCCGATAATTTCGGTGATCGCCGCTCAATTTTTTACGCCCGTAATGCCTGTTTCGACCTGGTAAAACTGGTCGGGTGTAAATACTTCATTCAGCTCGATGATGATTATCACGAGTTCCAGTTTCGGGTGGATCGCAACTATGACCAGGCCTATTTCCCGATAAGGAAACTGGATGCGATCCTTTCTGAGATGCTGGCGTATTACGAATCAATACCTGCGCTTTCCATCGCTATGTCGCAGGGCGGGGATTTTCTTGGTGACAATGGCGGCCATGCTTCGTGGGTGAAACGCAAGGCAATGAACAGTTTTATCTGTTCCGTTGATCGACCGTTCTCATTCATGGGGCGCATTAACGAGGATGTGAATACGTACACGAATCTCGGTCGCTGTGGTGAATTGTTTATGACGATCGGTGCTGTCCAGTTAGGGCAGAAACAGACGCAGAAAAACAGCGGCGGAATGACCGAGCTGTATCTGGATTCCGGAACCTATGTTAAAAGTTTTTACTCCGTCATGCATGCGCCGTCGTGCGTAAAAATCTCACTGATGGGCGCCAGCCATAAACGCATTCACCATCAGGTCACCTGGAACAACGCTGCAGTAAAAATCCTTCACGAAAAATACAGGAAGAAGACACCCTGCATATCAATGGGGGTGACAAATGATTCCGTATTCGAAAGTCGAGTCTCTGGCAGCGTGCCGGATGACTGCACAACAAATCGCTGACGTTCTGGATGTTGATCTGAACCGACTGAAAGAAAATCGGGAAGCAATGACAAATTTTTACACGTCCATCCGTAAGGGCAGAGCGAAAGGTGAAGCCGAGATACGGGCGGCATTGTTTAAGCTTGCCAGAAAAGGGGATGCCTTTGCCCTGCGCGAACTACTCAGGGTGGATAAAAATCAGGACTAACTGATGAGCAGACCGGACTGGGGGGCGTTGCAGCAGGAGTATATTGCTGAATACACCCGCTCCGGTATATCTCCGGTGGCATGGTGTGAAGCAAGGGGATTGAATTACGCAACAGCCCGTCGTTACATCAAAAAACCTCCGAAAAATGCGCAGACAGAAGTGCGCAAAACTGCGCAAAAAAGTGCGCAGAAAAAATTTGCGCAGACTGCGCAAAAGCGGAACGGAAAATCTCAGAAAAAAAAGTCAGTATCCGATGCGTGCCTGAATGAGGGCGACGTGGAGGAAATTTCATTCTGTCCCGATGAATTCGGCATTTCTGACCAGCAGGCAAAATTCGCCATGCTGGTTGCGCAGGGTAAAAACCTCATCGAGGCATACCGCCTAGCGGGTTACGAGGGAACGGGAAACGTAGCAAGTGCCGCAGCCTCACGTCTGTTAAGAAATGTTAAGGTTTATCGGGCTATCTCATGGTTCCGCAATCAGTACCAGAAACGCTATACCGCAGACCTGGATTTACTGGTGAGTCAGTTGATGGCCATTGTCCAGGCCGACCCCAATCAGTTGGCACAATTTCGCCGTGTTAACTGCCGTTATTGCTGGGGCGAGAATCACCTCTACCAGTGGCGTGATATTGCAGAATTCGATAAGGCAGCGGCACAGGCCTCCAGAGATGGCAAATCCGAGCCGGAATATGGAGGCCTTGGCTTTGTTGATAACGCCATACCCAATCCGGATTGTCCGAAGTGCTGCGGTGAGGGAACGGGACAGCTTTATATGGCTGATACCACTCTGCTTGATGGGGATGCGCGACAATTATATGCAGGGGCAAAGCTCGGGAAATTTGGTGTTGAGATCCTGCTGGAGGATAAGGCTGCCGCCCGGCGCGAACTTATCAAGCTGATAATGGCGACGAAAGGAAGTTCTGCTGGTGGTGCAACTGACAGTCGCAATGATCTGGAGCTTGAAGGACTGAGGCTTCGCAACGAAAAGCTGCGCACTGAGATTGAAAACCTCAAAAAAGGCGTGGGTGGTGAGAATAACGAAATAATTATCCACAACTCTCTGCCGATGCCGGGAGTGGATAATGTCGATTGAAATCTACCTCCCAAAACCTCATGAGGGGCAAATAGCTGCATGGACGGCGGCAATAGAGGAACGCTTCCACGCGGTATGCTGTGGTCGTCGCTGGGGTAAAACGGTGATGCTGGTGAACATCGCTACCAGTTTCGCTACGCGGAAATTTGCCGTTCCTACCACCGGGCAACTTATCGCGGGTAGGGTGGGGATTTTTACCGCGCAATACCGCCAGTACCAGGAAATCTGGGATGAAATTAGCGCCGTTCTGCAACCGCTGATCCTCAGTCAGTCAAAAAATGAAAAGCGCATCATTCTCCGTAATGGGGGGCGCATCGACTTTTGGGTAACGGACAATAACAAACTGGCCGGGCGTGGGCGTAAATATCACGCTGTGCTGATTGATGAGGCCGCATTCACTAAATCGCCGGAAATGCTCGAGGAAATCTGGCCCCGAGCGATACGCCCGACGCTTGTCGATTACCGCGGCTGTGCGTGGGTATTTTCCACACCAAACGGTATCGACGAGAGCAATTTTTTCTACGCGATATGCCACGATGAATCCCTGGGATTTGTCATGCACCATGCGCCAACTTCATCGAATCCGTATATTCCGAAAGAAGAACTGGAGGAAACGGAGAAGAAATCCGATCCGCGTGTCTGGCAGCAGGAATATCTTGCCGAGTTCGTGGACTGGTCCAAAGATGCGTTACTCGATGTCGATAAGCTGCTGGTGGACGGTCAGCCGATTGAGATGCCGCCGCACTGCGACATGATTTTCGCAGTGATGGATACGGCGCTGAAAGGCGGGACCGAAAATGATGGTACTGGCGTGGTGTATTTCGCTTATGAGTCAACGTATTCGGACGAGCCAAAACTGACGATTATTGACTGGGATGTGACGCAAATTAAAGCGTCATTGCTTCCTGAATATATCCCCGGCGTTTATGACAACCTCGAGCGCCTCGCGAAATTATGCCGTCCGCGTCTGGGCAGCCAGGGAATTTTTATGGAAGACGCCGCGATGGGGGCAATTCTCAACCAGAAGGCGGAAACCGAAGGCTGGGATATGACGCCGATTAAATCGGCACTAACCAGCAAGGGCAAAGACGAACGGGCGGTGATGGCATCCAGCTACCACTATCAGGGGATGTGCAAAATCGTCCGGGAGGCTTACGACAAGACCGTTTCATTCAAACGCACCACCGCAAACCACCTCATAAAACAAATCGCCGGGTTCCACCTGGCAGACAAAGATGCGCATAAACGTGCTGATGACCTTTTCGATTGTTACACCTATGGGTTGATCATCGCGCACGGTAATTACGCGGCGTTGTAAAAAATCAGGATATTTTTGATGGCAGAGATCGAGATTACTGGCGGCCTCGGTTCGGCACTGATGCGTATTCTTGAGGCTGAAGAAATTCAGCCGGGAACCGATATCGGCTATGAATTGTGTAAGCTGCTGTGGCAGTACCACCCGTTGGGCGGGAAACTTGTCGAAAAACCCATACTGATGGCGATGTGTAAGCCGCGCCAGTACAACGTGGAGACAGACCCTGACGAGCGGGTTGTGCGGCGTTTCCAGGAGGTATGGGAACGTATGAAGGTTAACGAGAAGATTAAAAATCTGTTTTTTCTGTCTCGTTGCTACGGTGCCGCAGCGATCGGCGTGGGCACCGACAGTGTTTCATGTCGTGAGCCGCTTCCGACGTTCGGACTGACAGAAGATGACGTGTATATCAACGCGTGGGACCCGTTGAACGCTTCCGGTTCGATGGTGACTGACCAGAACCCCAACAGCCCGTTTTTCCAGGAAGCCAATAAAAAACTGAAGATTGGCGGAAAAGACTGGCATCCGTCACGCACACTGAAAATCTTCAACGGCACACCGATTTATCTGGAGTTTCAGAGTTCATCGTTCGGATTCACCGGGCGAAGCGTGTTTCAGCGAGTTCTTTATTCCCTGAAATCCTATATCAATACGATGGAGGCGAATGATCTCGTCAGCCAGAAGGCAGGCGTACTGGTGGCTAAAGTTGTGCAGAACGGTTCGAAAATTGACGGGATCATGGCTGCTGCCACGGGGCGTAAAAGGGAAAACGTGAAAGCCGCCAAAAATAAAGGCGTGTTGAGTATTGGAAAAGACGAAGACGTAAGTTCACTGAACCTGCAAAACATCGACGGGGCGCTGAATACATCCCGCGACAACATCATTGCTGATATTGCCGCCGGGAGTGACGTTCCGGCCATTATTATCAAGGAAGAAGCGTTCAGTAACGGATTCGGTGAAGGTAAGGAGGACTCGAAAGCTATCAGCCAGTATATCGATGGTGTACGCCAGCAGATTGAACCTGTGATGGATTATTTCGAACGCCTGGTGCAGTACATCGCCTGGAACGAGGAATTTTATCAGTCGCTGAAAAATGATTACCCGGACATCATAACCGACGACTATAAAACCACGTTTTACCAGTGGCGACGTGAATTTACCGCGACGTGGCAGGAACTGGTTGAGGAGTCGCCGGACAAACGCCGGGAAAGCGACAGTAAAGTGATTCAACAGGCGATAGCACTTTTCTCTGCTGTGTCGCCACAGGTTGATCCTGAAAACCGCGCCGCCCTCGCTGAATGGCTGGCAAGCCTTGTTAATGCCACGCAAACCTATGGCGAAGCTCCACTCATCATTGATGTGGACGCGCTGGCGAATTATGAACCACCGAAGCAGGAGACGCCTGATGGCAATTTCCAGCCGGGCGGTGAGGAAGAAGAAACGGCTCAGGACGCTGTATGAGGTTCTGACGGATGCCGTTAACTACTACGTAAATCACGGGTGGGATAGCGAAAAATCATTGCTCGAATGGTGCCGGAAACTCCGTGTAGCCGCTCAGCGAGAAACCCCTGATGATACCGTAGCCAGAAAACACCTCACCGCTATCTACAGCCGTCTTGTCATCGACGGCGGGGCATTACGGGATCAGCCTCCTGACGGCCCTAAAAAAATCACTGTTGAAAAACTGAAACCTGAGTTTCGCAAGGAACTCGACAGGCGAATTTTCGCCAGTGCCAACCTGATAAAACTCAACCGAGAACAGGCCATCGAGAAAACCATACAGCGTTTTCAGGGGTGGGTTACGTCCATTCCGCCTGACGGGGTGAGCGAAATTGATCGCCGGGAAGTGAAGTCCGGTTTTCAGAAGTCCGTGAAGGATATGGATTTTATCAGTCGCCGGGTGGCAATTGACCAGGGGCATAAGCTGGCAAGCAACGTTAAGTATCTGCTGGCTGTTCAGAGTGGTGCGATTGCTCTGCGCTGGCATTCGAACTGGCGGCGTCCGGGCTACAAATACCGGCAGGACCACAAAGAGCGCGACGAGAAAATTTATCTCCTCCGCGATTCGTGGGCGCTGGAGCAGGGACTGATTAAGCCCGTATATGGTTTTTATGACGAAATCACTGCTGCCGGGGAGGAGGTTTATTGCAGTTGCGATGCACTGCCGATCTACGCCCCTCAGAATCTACCCGACGAATTTTTAACGGAGAAGGGCAAACGTGAGTTTAACCGAGCTTGAAGTGGCAGAACGCATCAGGGACGGAACCGTACCGTCTCCGGTGAAATTCTCCAACATGTGGCTGGTGAATTTGCGAATAACCGGAACCGGGCTTGCCTATCGCGCCGGACTGAAAGAGCACGTCTGGCGTGATCCAAAGCTCTATCTGAACGAGGAGTTTTTAAGGCGATGCAATGGCCTTCCGGTTATCGCAAACCATCCTGACGACGCAGTTCTGACGGAGGAGGATTTTAAATCGCGGATCGTCGGTAGCGTCATGCTGCCGTATATCCGGGGTGATGAGGTATGGGCGGTGTGCCGCGTTTACCTCCAGAGCATTGTTGAAGAAATCGCTGAGGGGGATGTTTCGACAAGCCCGTCGGTGGTGTTCAACGGCACATCAGGAAATGTGGAAGTACAGGAAGGTGACACCAATTTTTTAATCGAAGGCGTTCCTTTCCTTGTTGATCACATCGCCCTGGTGACGAAAGACCACGGCTCGCTGGGCGTGTGGGATAAAGACCGGATCCCCGCAGGGGTTGAAGTGACAAACACAGGTGAAATCGAGATGGAAAAAGAAGAACTCCAGGCCCTGTTACAGGGGGTTGTGAGCGATGCCCTGCAAGGCATTAATCAGAAAATCGATGGTGTCGTTACGCGCATGGACTCACTGGAACAGCGGGACAAAGCGCGGGCGGACGCCGAAGCTCAGGCGAAAAAAGAGGCCGAAGAAAAGGCCAAAGCCGATGAAGCAGCAGAGAAACAGCGTAAAGCTGATGAAGCTGCGGCAAAGGAGGCGGAAGAAAAAGCCAAAGCTGACGAGGCGGCAGCTAAAGACGCTGAGGAGAAAGCAAAGGCTGATTCCGAAGCGGAAGAACAGCGTAAGGCTGACGAGGAGGCAGAAAAAGAACGCAATGACTCTGCCCTGGCAGAAGCACAGGCAAAAGCCGACTCCGCATTCAGTGCCTGCGGTAAAAACGCGCCAGCACCGTTTTCTGGTGAAAATGCGCTGGACTACCGCAAGCGTGCGCTAATCGCTATGCAGAAACACTCTCCGGCACATAAGGACGTCAATATTCGCGCGATTGCGGATTCTGCAACGCTGGCTGTGCTTGAGGACGCAATTTTCAGTGCCGCCCGTCAGTCCATCGAAAAAGAAATGATGAGTACGCAGGGGCAACTGCATAAACGTATCCGCAACGATGAAGCCGGACGTCGCATTACTGAATATCAGGGCGATCCGAACGTCTGGCTGAGTGCTTTCAAAATTCCGGGGCGTCGTCTGGCAAAAATTAACACTCAAGGGAGCCTGAACAATGGCTGATATTAACTTTCATCCGTTTAAAAACCGTGGAGCATTTGGTGGCCTTTTTAACGTCGAATCCCGTGGGCTGATGCAGGGGGATGCGCAGGATGATCCGGCAATTCGTCTGCAACTTTGCTCCGGTCGACTGGACAGCAAAATCACTGAACCGGTATGGGGTGGCGTTGGAGTTATGGAGTGCATTGCTCCCGCGAAAGACAGCGTTAACGGCGCGGTAATTAAACAAGCCACGAAGGACGCCTGTAACGCCTTTACTGTCTTTAATCAGGCATTTCATGGCATTACCACGCCGGATAATCCGGTGCCGTTATATCTCGCGGGTGGCTTTATTCACTATTACCGCGTTGGTTCAGGTGCCCGCATTCCTCTCCCTGTCAGTGCAGAAGTTGTTGCGCTGGCTGATGGCAATAACACCGTTGCTGCCAGTGGTTTTGTGTGGGATCTGGCGAAAAACATGGTTGATGTTTATTCGGGATCACCTGGAGCTAATCCGAAAGTGGATATTAAGTTGTTGATGGTTTCAGTTGACGGAAACCTGACGGTGAAAAAAGAGGACGGCGGTAACGTTGTCTGGGAAATCGGTAAGCCGTGCGGCCTGTTTTTAATTTAAGGGGATATTAATTAATGAGCGCATTTACTCCCGCGACTACTATTGTGTCGCCGTCAATGGTGCTGCCGGAAATGATCGTGCAACAGAGCATGGCTTCCGGTGCGTTTGAAGTCCTGGCTGGCGGTGCTCCAGCGGTAAAAATCAGTTCCAGTGATTTGATGGTCTATCAGAAATATTTGCGTATGACCTCGCAGGCGCAGGTCAGCCAGTCTCTGCCGGGCCAGTTGCCGTCTTCCAGTATTTCTGGCGGCTATGACGGGATGATGACTTACCGAATTTCTTCCCGCTCGCAATACAGCTATCTCGATACTGATGCAGCAGATCGCTGGGGCTATTCTCTGATTGAAGGCCTGCGCCTGGCTAACCGCCAGGGACACGCTCAAATGCTGCGTAATATGCTGCTGTATGGTGTGAATGCAGCTAATAACGAGGGGATCACAAACTCACCGAACGCAGTGACGCTGAATCTGGGCAACGACAGCAAAGGCAATGATTCTTACACCACCTGGGATTCCGGCGAGATGGCTAAATTTATGCTTGGCCTGATTGCTGACCAGAAAACCCGCATGTTGCTGCTGGGGCAGCCATTAACGACTGTCATTCTGAGTCCGCAGCGATTCATGAAGGCGTTGGAGTGGACAGGAATTGTTGAGCTGACCAGTTACCAGCGTCCTGGTGGTGGTACCGGAACGGTGGGAACGGTGGTTAAAGACGTCGCCGATAAGGCAACAGGCGATGACATCATTTTCTGCCAGGACGACACGCTGATCGGTAAGGGCGCTGGTGGTAATGACCTGATCATCGTTACGAACCCGACGATTGAGGTGCCGGAAGCGCGTCACGCCATTAACACCAATATTTTCTCCACGCTGGTACCGAACCAGCAGGCCGTCAACGTGATGTTCTGCGACATGGCAGCGCCGACGGAAATCCCGTCCCCTATGCCGGATGGCGGCCTGACCACGTTGTATACCATGCGCGCGACGCCGGGCTGGAACTTCCGCCCGGAGGGGATCACCCTGTTGTCTGCCAAATACGCATAAACGTTCAACCTGATAACGCGGGGAGCTAAATGCTCCCCTTTTTTGTGGGAAAAATTTATGAAGCTCTACATCGCTAACTGCTCACGTCAGCCGCACACGTTCAACTACAAACTCCCCGAAAAAACGCAGTCGTTCGGTGTGACAATTCCGTCCGGACGTCAGCATATGATCGAAAATCAGTCCGATATTATCGACCACATCATCCGACAGCATGAGCCTTACGGATTCCAGCGTTGTGACAAGGTGGACAAGAATTTTTCCGGTATCTGCTATTCCATCGATAAACCTGTGAGCGTCGGTCGTATTGAGGATTGCGCGGAGCAGAAAACGGAAAATCTGGAATCCATGTCAGAGGAAATTCTCGCGGCCAGCGCCGTATCGCTGAATAACGCAGTGGATCAGGCGGTGATTCAGAGCGGCGAAAAACCTCAACCAGGCGGTATTGAGATGGAAATCACCGGGGAAGCGATCAACACCGAACAGGAAAATCCGCCCAGCACAAAGCGAAATATTAAGGTTAAAAAATAATGACCCTGCGTCCGTCACTGGAGGGATTTATTCGCTTTGTTCGTGACGACATGAAAGTACCGGTTCACGCCATTGCTGACGATGATCCGACGCTGGAATGTTGCTTTCAGTCTGCGATGGAGCTAATCCCTCACGATCAGGGGCTGGAGCGTTTACCCATCATCTATGTGCGAACGGTTTATAACGCTGCCGCCTCATTTCTCCTGAATTTCGCCCCCGGATCGTGGTTTGCCGACCTGAGAAAAAAACTCAACCTTGGGAAACTGGCTACCGGGCTTGTCAGCGCGGCAGCAGACCAGGGAACATCGGGTTCGATCACCATCAGCGACGCGCTGAGTAATCTGTCTTTGCTGGATTTGCAGATGTTACAGGATCCGTATGGGCGACAGGTTGTTGCGGTGCTGATGCAGATGGGCACGGTATGGGGGTACACGCCATGAAACTTTGTTTTGGTGTTGTTGACCAGCCGTATGACTACGGCGACGAACCGGGAAAAACCACGTTCGACGTGGCCTGTGACCTCGAGGAGCGCTACGAAATTTTTACGCACTTCTGGGAAATGCATAAGGACGAGATTATCCAGGAGGCAGGTACTGAACTGGCGTACCAGTTGGTCAATCACCTTAAGCATAAGGCTCCGCTACCAGGCGAGCATTTTCTGGAAGGGACTGAGAAGATTTTCCATATTTTTCTTGAAACTGAAGAAATGGCCGGGATGACGATTAACGGAAACCCTGTGCCAACTCAGGCCGCGCTACTGGGCGTTAACTCCAGGCTTAAGGACAAATATACCGGTGAGCGGCGTCCGTCATTCATAGACGGCGGCCTGTTTAAGGGCAGCTTTATAGCGTGGATAGATAACAATGCCGAGTCTTGAGGAATTAGCCGAACAGCACAGTTCGCAGCTCTCATCCGTTCTTAAATCCGCAGTTGAAACCATCTCGTCAGACCAGGAAATCACGTTCAGGCTCTATGTCCGGCAGGTTCTGCCGCTGGATGGCTTTGTCTATTGGGTTAATGCGGAAATCATCAGTTGCGATGAACTGTGTCGCCTGAATATTGAGTCACCAACCCGTCTGAAAATCAAAGGCAGCCTGCATCGTCAGGTTATTGCGATTCAGGACGAGTCTGTCTCGAAGGATGTGAACAACATTATTTTCACGCCTGTCCAGCAGGTTGATGATTTTAATGTAGAAAATCCCGATGCGATCTATCTCGGTGAGTACGGCGGCGTCCAGTTCGCTTTTTCACGAATGGAGAGCCGTTATCAGCAGTCGGGTATTTTTCATTATCGCGGTATGGCGATTTTACCAACCATGCGCTCTCAGATTATCGACTGCGAGGAGGATATCAGCGACGAGCAGATCATCTCCAACAGCATCCCGATCTGGCTGCAAATGAAAGATGCCGCGACCGTGTATCCGTCTTACCTGGTACCGCAGAACCTTCGTCCTCCGTATATCGCGGTGGATGTTCGCAACAGTATTCCTTTGCAGGTGGCTCCCGTTATTTTCGGTGGTGAGCGGTTTCATCTCGTCCAGGATTCGGTTCGCCTGACGCTTTACGGATTCAGCAACAAAATGGCGCTGGATCTTGTCGACTCGGTGGTGAACAGGGCGCTGGAGGAGGAAAAGTTTGGTGTAACCAATATTCCGGTGGTTCAGGACGCAAAGTCGGGACAGGTTGAAATCAACGCTCTGGCGAAGAAAAAGATTGTCGATTTTGACGTGAATTACTACCAGAGCACCACCCGGGAAATATCCCGGCAGTTGATTGAAAAAGTCATTTGTAAATATGAGGTTAAATAATGGGATTTAATATCGTCACGGTGAATGTGTCCCAGACCATCGGGGCTATCCCCTCGAATTTGCAGCAGATGTCTGCGGTTCTCTCGTTTGGTTCCACGACTCATGAGCCGGGGAAGCCTGTATTACTCACCAGCAATCAGGATATTAACGATCTGGTTAAAAATCCGATTGCTGCGTTGTCGGCGGCTGCCGCAGGAAAATCTGCGGCAAACGTCACCGTTACGATGACGCTTCCGGAAGGGAGCAACATCCGACGCGAAAACAGTTCTGAGGTGAAAATTGTTGTTTCCGGGTGTTCGCCCGACGCGTGGAATGGCGAATATACTGCTACTGTCACGGATGAAAAAACACTGACCTGGACGATTGCTGATTCTCAGCTTTCCGGTTCTCCAGTGACGCTGGGGCAGTTTTCTATTGCTGACAGTGAAAATCTGGTGACGGCAGTAAACACGTTTTTTGCCCAGGGAAATTCAGTAGGGATTTACCTGCTGGAACTGGGAGTACAGAAAGGCGGAATCAGTAAGGAAATCGCTGCACTGAAAGCTTATATGGAAGATCCGCTCCTGCGTTTTTACGCGTATCTGGTGCCGCAGTCGTGGGATGGTGACGCAGGGTTTATCAGTCTGGCAAAACTCCACACCGCCAACGAAGCGATGCAGTATTTCTTCGTGCTGACGAAAACGCCGGACGACACGAATTACGTTTCGCCTTATGCCGGTATTAAGTCGGTTATTGCAACGGCGGATGATACGTACCCGGCGACAAACGCGGCAGCAGCCGTAATGTGGAACTATGTTTCCGCATCACCTTCAGAAATCAACAAGGTGCCGCCGATGGCATTTCGCTATCTACAGGCGGTAAACGCCCACAAGGGCAAAAATTCCATTCTGGCCACGATGACGAAGCAGAATATTAACTATGTCGACACGGGGGCTGAGGGTGGAATTTCCAACACGATTCTGGTGAAAGGCGTTACCAGTGACGGTAACGATATGACGTACTGGTATTCCGTGGACTGGGTGCAGATTAATGTCGATATGCAGCTCGCCAACACGGTGATCAACGGCAGCAATAACCCAATTAACCCGCTTTACTACAACCAGGACGGGATCGACCGTCTGCAGCAGGTCGCGCAGGCGGTGTTCAATACGGGCGTATCTTACGGCCTGGTCAACGGCCAGCCTGTCGTCGATGCAGTGCCTTTCCACCAGTATATCAACACCAATCCGAATGATTACGGTATCGGGCGTTATGCAGGCCTGTCGGCCACCTATACGCCGATGCGTGGATTTGTCGAAATCGTTTTTAACATCAATGTGACAATGCAGCTTTCGTGAGGGACTGAACCGTGCCTAATCCAATGATCCCCGTTGGCACCCTTAACCGGGTTCGCGCCAGCGTTAAATTCACCTCTCATTCCGAACTGAATGTGTCCGCCTCATTTCTGGCAAAAGAAGGCGTCGAATTGTCCTTTCAGGGCAATATCACGGAGTTTTTACCTGCTATGGCGGGAGCCGTGCAGTCGCCGCAGCCATACATGATTTTACAGGCGCGTGTTCATCTGCTGCGTAGCCAGGCGCTGGGAAAACAATTCAAGGCGCAATGGGAAAAGAACGCCACGATCGGCGACGCAAAAGTGTATAGCGACAGCACGGTGTTCGGTGACTTCGATATCTATAACACGGCGATCACCAACGTGCAGGATATGACCTTCGCCGGGGGCGAGCCGGGTGTGGCTATCACCATTACCGGTACGTATTACATCAACTCTGAAATGTGGGATTTGGTATGAAAATCTCCCGAAATCTGAATCTGATTATTCCTGTCCGGACAGAAAAGGGTAACGGCTGGATCCATGCCACGCCGATCAGCAAAGAGGTGTTTAAAGAGCACTTCTTCATCCTGAGTAAAACCTTTTCTGCCATTTTTTCAGAAGGCCTGGGCGTCGTTGCGGGGCCGCGTATCGCCTGTCTTATGCTGGAACGGATCTCCTCAGATATGAATATCTGGGATGGCGAAAAGGGCGTTCGCAATACGCTCGTGAATGAAATCATTCGCCTTGCGAATCTGGTTTACCCAGCCGAAGGGAAAGGTTACGACACGATCCCGCTTGATATGGCGCTGGAGCGCGGCATCGTTGAATTTGATGATGTGGCAGGTGAACTCGTTTTTTTTACATGCGTCTCGTCGATAAACACACCGGAGCAGACGGAGCAGATGATGCTGGCAGTCAGTGGAATGTGGAACAGTCGCACTTCATCCTTGAGTCTTACGGAATGGATTGCTTCATTGCCGACATTGAAGCCTGTCGCCAGTTCTGGCGCGACGGCGAACACGTCATCAGCGACATCCTCGACTACTCAGCCGGAACCGGATTCAGAGACATCTGTGCAGATTCCGGTTTGAATGTAAAAACAGCAGCTCAGTTTCGTGAGCTGCTCAAATTCAAAAATCCCGCAGGAGTATTGTGATGGCTGGTAACCAGACGCCAGTTCTGACGCTGGATGTTAATGAAGAACACCTCAGGCGGCTTGAGGCGATATTTGAAAAGTATCGCAACGGACTGATGATTGGTCCTGCCGGGACACCGCTTAAAATACCTTCAAATACAGGTCAGGGAGGTGGCGCCCGGCAGACAACTACAGGCGGAGAAGCCAATCAGGCTCCCAGGAAACCATCTTCACCTGCGCCAGTTCCGACTGCGTCCACTGATGGACGTTTAAGGGATGAAAAAGGGCGCTTTGTTGGCAGCGGGAAAACACCTGATTCGCTGGTGAGCAACTATAAAGGTCGCGGCGAAACGATGTTTGATAAGTACCTCAGCGGGCTGGGGAAAAACGCCAAACAGACGCTGAAAACTTACAAGCAGATCAATTCAACGCTTAAAACGACTAATTCCCGGTTAAAAAGCCTGTTTAAAACCACGGTTTCGTGGGGGGCGAAAATAGCTGCAATAGGGGTAGTGGGGCCGTTTGGCTACGGCTATATGGCAAGCAAAGTCGCGGCGCAGTATAGCGTTGCTCAGGGGTTAGGGATGGAAACCGCCCAAATGCAGGCTGCACGTGCCACCTATTCGCCATATTTTTCTGGCACAGAAGAACTGGTTCAGCATCTGGCGAACGCACAGAAAAACCCGAACGATCCAAACTATGCTGGCTTGGTCAGTCTTGGAATTGATCCGCGAGATGGTGCTGCAAAGAATCTGCCCAAACTTATGAGCGCGCTTGCATCTCTCGTTAAGCAATATAAAGGTTCAGGACTTACTCAGGGGATTCTCAACGGACAAGGGCTTGGATTTGTTGATGTCGCGACAACTAACCAGGTGGAAGCGAATCTGGACAAGATCCTCCAACTGAATGAGAAATTTGCAGCAAATACCAGGTTACTCGGCGCTTACCTCACGCCAGCTATGCAGTCAGGTTATCAGGACACGGTGAGTAACCTGATGGTAAATGGAAACAGAATATCAAATTCCTGGTATGCAGCTCTCGCCAGATATAACCCACTAATCAGAGGTGCATCTGATGGGCTGACATCCAATATTGAAGGTTTTCTGAATGGTGGAAATTTTAAAAAAATTCTCACTGAGGCTGGCGAAGGGTTGGAGAAACTTGGCAAGTGGCTGAATAGTGAACAATTTAAAAATGATCTTGACGATTTTTCTCTGGCGGTGAGCCGGATTGCAAAAGCAATATGGTCAGCTATCAAATGGATCGGTGGGGAAGATAAATATCTCCCCGGAACCGGAGTTGGTGCTGAACAGGCAGATCCAGTTCTTGCGGCATTTGGGAATAAATATCTCGGTGGTGCGTTGCCGGGAGCAAACCCGATGACAAATCAGTATACGGGTGAGTTTTATAAACAGGATGATGTATATAAAAATTACCGTATGCCTAATGATTTAAAGAGAAATATTCAGAACTTTGTAGAGCAAGCCAATAATACTTATCGACTTCCTAAAAATATGATGTCAGCTATCGCGGAGGTTGAATCTTCGTGGAATCCTCTGGCAAGAGGAACTCCAGATGAAAAAGGTAGATTCGCTAAGGGGTTGTGGCAATTCTGGGATAGCACCGCAAAACAGTATGGTCTGGTGGGTGATGATGTTTATGACCCAAATAAATCCATTCTTGCGGCTGGCCGCTTTTTAAATGATCTGAACCGGCGTTATAAAGGCGATGTGGCAAAAATGCTTACGGCATATAACGGAGGTCGTATTGATAGAGATGGAAATCTAAGTTTGAGAATGGAGACTGTAAAATATTTAATTAAATTATTGCCTCAGATACAGGGAGCTTTGGATCAACACCCTGGTATTATGAATCAGCTAAGAAATGCCAGAGATAACCTTCAGGGTGCTGGCAAAAATGCCCGCGCAATAATTGAGCTTCAGGTGCGACAATCGCCGGGTTCCGACATACTGGCACAACTCGCCGGAACGCAACAAATACAGGGATAAAAGATGTCACTTAATTACTTTGGACAAGCTTTCAAACTGGCGTTTGAAGTTTCGCCCATTCTTTTAGTTGATGGCATAGCGTCGAAAATTCCCGGCGGGGTGATGCCGATTGCTGTTCTGACCGAAGGACTAAGTATCTCGAACGGTCTGCTGCATGGAGAGATTCATACACGCTCGATGGCGGCATTCACGCCAATGGCCGGGACAACGCTGATCCAGCAGGATATTTGCAACCTGAATTTCTATAACCAGGTAACGGCAGCGAATGCGACCGTCAGGAAGCCTAACCGGGTAGTCATGCAGATGATCCGTCCGGCATCAACGGAGGACGGTGGCTACACCACTAAGGGGATGACGTTTACGGCGCTGAAAATGGCGCTTGATATGCATAACCAGTATGGCGGTTGTTATACCGTTCTGACTCCCTCGTTTATCTACACGCGCTGCCTGATGCGGTCGTTTATCGATACATCCGGTTTCTCTGAGCAGAACAAGCAGGTTCAGCACACCTGGCAGATTGAGTTTGAGCAACCATTGTCGTCTGTCGAACAAACAGTAAAGACGCTGGCGAGCGTTCTGGATAAATTTGATAAAGGGATGCCGTCAGACGGGCCGCTATCGTGGTCAGGTATTAAGAACCAGGTCGTGCAGGAGTTTGGTATTGGCTTATGACAACGTTGATTCCTTTTAAACCTGACGGGCGAGGCCCGTTTCAGTTCACGGCCAGAATTGGAGAATATGAAACATTCGCCCGCGTTCCGTTTAATCTGTATGCAAATCGTTACTACCTGGAACTGAAAGACAGTTCTGGCGACGTGATTGTGTACATGCCGTTGATCGCGTCACCTGACAGTTACGACATCAATCTGGCGCTGCCTTGCTCACCGGGGAAACTTGTTTTTCGCGAAAGTACGAATCAGTTTGAGGTTTCGTAATGCGTTATTACCGACTGGAAATTATTAATCCTAAAACAGGCAAGCCGCCAGTGGATAGCAATGGAAAACCCATTGGACCTTTTGATACCAGTGAAACACCAGGATGTGGGTTGCATGTTGAATTTGACTTTGAAGTAACCGGCTTGGATGTAGTCTGTTCGGGCACGATGCTGACGATCTATGGATTACCAATTGATATGCTGAAGCAAAGCGTAAGCTTGCAGGGTTGTCTGGTCCGTATGAAAGCAGGCTTTGTTCAGGGGTTACCACTGGCAAATAAGGATCAACAGGGGGAGGTAATCTATGGTGAAATTTATCTGGCCTATGCCAACTGGATCGGCACGAACCAGACTTTAAACCTGGTAATAAATCCAGGCATACGCAAAACCGATGACGGTAAACCTTTTTCAATTGAGGGGCAGGGGGAAGCAGGCGAAAGGGTGGGCGATGTTTTAGTCCGCGCTTTGCAAAAAACATATCCCAACAAATTGATTGATTGCACAGTCAGCGACAACCTGGTTTTGCCAGAGCCGTGGACAGGCAAATACACGGAGATTGGTTCTCTGGCTATGGTCGTAAAAAACGCCTCTATTGCGATGATGCGTGATGAAAGATATAGCGGAATCGCCATCAGCATTCTTTCCGACAGAATACGAATCTACGATAACGCATCGGCAAAGTGGGGTGAGCCAAAAACAATTTATGCCCATGAACTGGTCGGGCAGCCGACATGGATAGCGCCGTTTACCGTCAGCTTCAAATGCCCTATGAGAGGCGATATCAGATGTGGTGATGTGGTTAAACTCCCGGAGGGGCTATATTCTGGCGCAGCGTCGATTGTGATGGCTAATACAACGGCACCCAGCGTTATCGCAAAAAATTCGACCACGTTCACCGGGAAATTTCTTGTGAAATCGGTCAGACACATTGGTTCGTATCTGACAGCCGATGGCGATGCCTGGGTGACGGTATTCGAGGCATATGCTGAGAACTGGGCGAGGGTGTAATGTCAAACGCTCAAAAATTACCGTTTATTCGAACGCTGTCGGAGATGATGACCAGTTCTGGTAACCAGCAAGCCGAGCTTAAAGGCCGTGAATTGCCCTGCCATGTTGTCGATGTCAGCGGGCAGATAGTAACAGTTCAGTTTGATATGCTGCCGGAGGGGATCAACTTTCCGCAGATAACAATCCCTGTCGCCACATTCCCGTATATTCGTTACCCGATACAGCCGGGCGATCGAGGAGTAACAATTGCCGCTGATGTATCACTGCGTGGTGTGTCCGGGTTAGGAACAGGTATGGCGACACTCTCTTACTCGATGTCGCTCACTCCACTGTTTTTCGTGCCACTGGCAAACAAGGACTGGTCCGACGAAGATCCGCAAAAAATCGTTTTGTACGGTCCGGATGGCGCGATCCTCAAAACAGAGGACGGCAGTAGCTCGGTAACGGTGGCACCGGAAGAAATCAGGCTAAAGTCGAAAGCTGTTTACCTCGAGGCCGAAGATATCTTCATGAACGGGAAAATTCATCTCAACGGTCCAATCGTACAGGACAAAGAACAAATGAAGGATACAACCGCTTCGCTGATTGGCCCGCTTACTGTGCAAAATGACGCGGTGATAAAAGGTGTCAGTGCCAGCGGCCACAGCCACGATGTGGCTGGCGTTCAAAGCGGCGGCAACACGATCACGTCGAAGCAACCAAATCCGGGTTAATTCCGGTTCATTTCACTTTAAATTCTATCTCATAAAGCGAAAGCCCCGGCTGCTGGAACAGTTCGGGGCTTTTTGTATCAACAGAACAGTATTTGTAATGGCATGGAGATTACTCATGCAACCAAATTCTAGCGCACCTAAAGATAAATTTGGAGACGATTTGATGATTAAGGCTGAGACAACCCCACAAGGGGCTGATAAGGCTGCGAGAATAATCGCAGTATGTCGGGGTATTCGGCATATTCTGACTCCAGTAGCGTGGATCATTTGCACCGCTCTGGTTACCGGCACCCTAATTTACTTGAAAGGTTGACGTATGAGAACATGGGGCCGCGTCACCGACGCGAACGGCAACAAAAAATGGGTTGCAGTAGAATCTGACGCCAACGGTGATTTCTCCTATGGCTGGCTGACGACGCTCATTCAGACGTTAAAGCTGGGGTTGGGGGAGTCGCCGTTTTACGCGAATTACGGTATTCCTGCGCAGCAGTGCATCGTGCAGCAGATTTACCCGGACTACTATGTGAACATGGTTCAGCAACAGTTTGCCGGGTATTTTGCATCGCTGGCAATTTCAAAGGTAGATGGGGCAGAGAACCCCACCTATAACATCGATGTTGTGTTTTTTAACGGAACCAGTTACCGGACGCAGGTTCCGGTTTGAGGCAAGCTTTCGGGCATCAGTTGGGCCAGTGGCGTGTTAAGAAGTTCATCGCGTGGCATGACAATCCATCCACTTTTGCGTAGTAAGTGAATTACCCATTCTGTGGTTATAACTGAGCCTGATTTGTGGTGCTCAATGTGGGTAACGGAGCCGTTTCTGACGCGCATGATGATGTCAACATTCAGAGGGGATTGTGTGCTGGTGGTTTCTTCGCGCAGCTTCTTCTCGCACTCGATGAAGTATCGGCGGATCTGGCAGCCTTTTTCGTTGCGCTCGACCATTGCCAGTTCTTTGGCGGTGTCCAGGATGAGGTGGTAGTCTTTAGCTGGTATGCCTCTATCGATTTTTTCCCGATTTTGGGAAATAATCAAAAAGTCCTGATTTTCTACGAATTCATACTCGCTGATTCGCTCGGTGATCCAAGTAGCAAAGCGTTTACCTACTTCGAGAAAGGCGTGCATCATAAATATCACTGCCTGATTTTACATGTTTTCTTTACAGGAATTGATTGCAGCCTTATATGCTTCCGGAAGGCCATCTAATGGGAAGAATATTTTTTGTGGTTTTTCTTTGTTTTCAGTTGGCGGAGTGTACCAAAAAGAAAAACTACCTTTCCCTTTAGATTTTAACAAATCACTAATCTTTAATGAGCTAATAGGGCTGAACAAGTAACTTTCATTGATAGATGGGGTTGTTATAGAGTCCTGCTTTTGTTGTCCACTGATTTTATAGCTTACAGGAAGGTACGGTGGTAAATCCATTTGTTTATATCCAATAAAATAATTGACAGTTACATCACCGGGCTCACATTGAGTTAACGGTGATATATCAATAAATAAAGTTGATTTATCCTGCGGCAATTTGGATTCAACACCAATACGATAAGCCATAGTGGTAGGCATGGTAAACTCAGCATAATACCATTTACCAAATTGTTGAATGTCATTCATTCTCTCTGTGGCATCAATTGCATGAGAAACACCAGAAAATAGCAGTGAGCTAATCAAAATCCCTAATGAGTTAAATTTCATAAAATCCTCTTGAGATTAATTATGTCAGAAATGCCAATTACTATGACCAGTGCGGGTGCGCAGCCTACGCCACCCAATGATTTACTCGCAAATCTTATCACCAGAGTTGCTGAAAAAGTACCTGGATATACAGCCAACCTTCCGGCGGGACTTATTACAGACCTTGCCAGCACGGCTGTCGGGGCGCTGGCATTAATAGACCAGGCGCGGGTTGATCTTATTAACTCCGTAAGCCCATACGGCGCGAATATTCCGTTACTGATGCAACTCGGAAACATTTATGGAGCACAGAAGGGATTAAGTACAAATACGGCGGTATACGTGGTGTTTGAGGCGTTGCCGGGGTTTGGTATCCCTAAAGGATTTGTTGTCGGTGACGGCAACTACCAGTATGCAGTTTCCCGCGATACGGTGGTACCGGAAAGCGGGCAGACTGAGCCAGTCTACTGTGTGGCCACAACGTCAGGCTCATGGGCTGTACCGGAAGGAACTGTAACGCAGGTCATTACATCGGTACCCAAAGATCAGCCTGTAAAATGCACGAACCTTACCGCAGGTATGCCCGGTCAGGAGGCGCAGACGTGGGCATCATACCGCGCCGAAGTCATGGAGTCCGGCATGTTTGGTGTGCAGGGAACACCGGATTGCTTTAAAGCGATGCTCAAATCAGTAAGCGGTGTGCGCGAAAACCTGATTTCTTTCCGGCAGTCGTCGCTGGGGAAATGGGTTGCGGTTGTTGGTGGCGGTGATCCGTATGATGTGGCTTATGCGATTTACAAATCTGTACCGGATATTTCGAAACTGACCAACGATGTTAGCAATCCGTCCGGTGCGGCAGTGGAAAAACGCACGGTTTCAATAACCGTTTCGCCGGACGTTTATCAGGTGCCTTTCGTTATCCCGTCATCACAAAATGTCATGGTGCTAATCACCTGGAACGCGGTGTCTGATGATTATGTTGATCCGGCGGGTATTGCTATGGCTGTGCAGCAAAACGTTGCTGATTACATCAATTCAATTGAAGTCGGACACCCGATAAATCTTCTGCGTATCCAGGATATTTTTACCAGTTCTGTCAGGCTGCTGGTTGATGCGACGTTGATCTCAACAATTAGTGTGAGTATTGGTATTAACGGCCATATTGTCTCGCCTGCGAAAGATACGAGTCTGGTTTATGGCGATACCTATTCTTATTTTTCGACGGTGGCATCACAGGTTCAGGTCAACAAGTATGCAATATCTGACTGAGAAAATTCTTCCTGCTTATCCATTTGTACAGTACAGAGATGATCCGAATATTGTTGCGTTCTTTGATGCATACAATGAAATCGCTCAGGAATATCTCGATTCACTCAATAAACTGGCGTTGCCATGCTGGACATCGGAGTCAATAACCGGACAGTTGCTGGACTGGATTGCGCTTGGTATTTATGGCGTTGAAAGGCCTTTACTACAGGTTTCCGAGGAGGCTATTGCACGCGGCGCATACGATACCATTGAATACAATACGATCCCGTATGCAGCAATGCGGAATTACGTTCCGGGGCAGGCATCGTATGTTCCTGATGATTATTTTAAACGAATATTAACGTGGAATTTTTATAAGGCTGACGGTTCGCATTTCTGCATTGACTGGTTAAAGCGCCGTGTGGCGCGGTTTATTCATGGAAAAAACGGAATAGACCCGCCGTTACAGCATACTTTTGATGTGAGTGTGACTGTATCGGACAGTGTTTTTTCTATTCAGATACCAGAGTATGGCGATGGTATAGGCTATTTTCTGAAAGATGCCATTGACCAGAAATATGTAAAACTCCCTTTTATTTATTCCTATGCAACAACGGTGATTCAAAAATGATTCTTGGATTCGGCAATAACGTTGTTTCAGCACTGGCTGGTGATATTACGACAATTCAAACTGATATTCCGGTGATGCCTGGTACGGGGGCTAAATTTGCAAAATTGCTTTCTGCCGATTTTGAAAATAAATCAAACGGGCAACGCATCTATGCAAAAATTACGCTTACCGATAATAAAGAGTCAGCGTTTGAGATTTGTCACCTGGTATCGGTAAGCGGTGATGTGCTGAAAGTCATTCGTGGGCAGGAAGGAACAACCGCGAAAGGTTGGTCCCTTAATGACGTTGTGGCTAACTTTGCCACGCGTGGATCGGAAAACTATTTCGTACAGATAGCGCAGCTTCAGAGCGGTCATTATATTGCGGGTGTTGCTGGTGGTACTGCAAACGCACTGACGCTGGAACTTCCCACGACGTTTTTTGTTAATGGAGGCTCGGACTGGACGCTACGAACCCCGATTATCGTTTTCCCCGTTCAGAACAATACCAACGCTGCGACGCTTCAACTAACACTGGGCGGAAGGGTTCTTGGTACGTTCCCACTTTATAAGGGGAACCAGTCCGAGCTGGTAGCGAACGATATCATTAAAGGCATTCCCTTAATTTGTCTTCTTGATAGCGAGAAAAGTTATTTCAGTGTGATAAACCCCGGCAATATCTATTCAGATTTTGATCTGCGATATGTAAAAAAATCTGGTGATACATTATCGGGTGGGCTGACGTTTGAAAATGACTCAATCCTTGCGTGGATTCGAAATACAGATTGGGCAAAGATTGGGTTTAAAAATGATTCGGATTCAGACACCGATTCATATCTGTGGTTTGAAGCGGGGGATAATGGAAACGAATATTTCAAGTGGCGGAGTAAGTCTGGAACCACAACCAAAGACCTGATGAATCTCAAATGGGATGCGCTGTATGTTCTGGTGAATGCCATCATCAATGGTGAAGTTGTATCAAAATCAGCAAACGGCTTTCGTATTGCTTATGGTAATTACGGTTTTTTTGTCAGAAACGACGGGTCGAACACATATTTTATGTTGACCAATGCTGGCGACAGCACGGGGAGCTATAACGGACTAAGGCCATTCTGTATAAATAATGCCACTGGCGCAGTCACGATGGGCAACGGGCTGACTGTCAGCGGGGGGGTAAACGTTTCCAGCGGAAATATCACCGCCGGAGGAGGTCAGGTTATACCGGGTAATTACAGCAATTTTGATGCCCGTTATAAGACCAAATCAGAAGGTGTGCAGGACGTGCGCCTTGGCGGTTATCAACAGATGGGCAGTACAGGCTCAAACCTGGCTCCCTCTGGTTATGTCAGTGTGGGTGGCTACTGCTACGGAGACTGGGATAACTCTGCCGACGGGTGGTTTATCCGACCGCTTCAGAAACTGATTAACGGAACCTGGTATAACGTCGCGAGTATGTAATTATGTTGCATTTAAAAAACATTACGTCGGGCAATCCGAAAACAGCCGAACAATACGAACTGACCAAAAGGTATGGCGTCGAGTGGTTGTATACAGAATCCGGTGAAAACTGGTATGAAATCCAGAAAAATTTTTCACCTGACACATTAAAAGTTGAATATCTGGATACAGGGAAAGTTACCTGGGTTGGAAAAGATGCTGCGTCAATTAATCCCAGAAACCGGAGCGTGATTGAAATTACCGATAACACAGCGAACCGACAAATTGATGCCTCAGGTTACTGGTTTTACCGGGATGACAAATTCATATTTGACTACAGTAAAAAGGCAGAAGATGAACGAGTGAAGAGGCTTAAGGATGTAAGTCGGTTAACTGCTGAATGGGAAAAAGACCTGCTGCTGGGGTTAATCAGCGACGAAGATAAAGAAAAGCTGAAAGCCTGGCGGATATACGCGAAATCGCTGCGGGCGCTGGATTTCAGCACTATCACCGATAAAACCTCATACAGAGCCATTGAATGGCCTGTCTCTCCGGAAGCCTCTTCCTGATTTAATTAATCGCGAGAAAAACTATGTCTGTAGTGATATCAGGTGCGCTGATTGATGGCGCAGGCATCCCCATGTCCGGATGCCACATTATTCTGAAATCCTGTGTAAATACGTCGGAAGTGGTGATGCGCACAGTTGCTGACGTGGTAACGGGCGCTGGCGGTGAATATTCATTTGAAGCGCAGACCGGAAAATACTGCGTATATCTGAAACAGGACTGGTGCGACGAGCACTGTGTTGGCGATATTGCTGTATACGATGACTCAAAGCCCGGCACACTGAACGACTTTCTGACCGCCCTCGATGAAGACGATTTAAAACCGGATGTTGTGAAACGCTTTGAGGAAATGGTGGCGCAGGCGCAGCAGAGCGCGGAAGCGGCAGCGGAAAGCGAGCGGCTGGCAGAACAGCACGTTACTGATGCGCAGAAGATTAAGCATGACTGTCAGGCGCTGGCGGATAACGTACAGCAGAATGCAGAGGCCGTTGCCGAAGACAAAAAGCAGGTGGCGTTACTGGCATCATCTGCTTCTCAGGATGCGGCCCGCGCAGAGCAGGCCGTTAAGGACGCAGACAAAATCGTCGATAAGGCTGTTGATAAACTCGGTGAAGCCGCAACGCTGACCGGCGAGGCAAAAGCCAGCGCAGAGGCGGCAGCCAAAAGCGAGCAGAACGCGAAAAGTCACGCCGATAATGCAGCCGGAAGCGCACAACAGACCGCGCAGGATGTGACAGCAACCAAAACGGCCCGTGATGACGCAGAGCTTTTTGCGGGGAATGCCAGACAGGATGCAGTTGCCACTGCAGAGGACAGAAAGGCCACTGCGGAAGATGTGAAAAGCACAGGAGCAAATGCAGCCGCAGCCGGACAGAGCGCACAGGATGCCGCGGGCTATGCACGTGCAGCAGAACAGGCAAAAAATGACATTGATGTCACGCTGTCGGGTACCCTGAAAACGGTCAACCATTTGTCAGAAATTGCTGCAGCAGGCGAGGATGCGCAGCAGGAGTCCCGCGATAATCTTGGACTGACAGTTGCTGCCACAATGCCCCCCCAGAACGACACCTACGACCGCGCCGAAGGCTGTCTGGCGATTCCTGGCGCGTTCGGGTTCGGGAAAATATTCTCCAGCAGTGACAGAACAGAATTTAAATCAGGGACTGATTTTCTCCGCTGGGTAAAAACGGCAAAACCCGGTCGTTATACCGTATTTGCGGACACAAATGTGGTGGTACCAGGCATTCAGACAAACGGCGTTATTGAAATTATCTGGCCACAACCTAAAAGCTCAACCGATGACAGGGCCTATAAGACAGTAATTTATTACGGTGTTAATGGTCAGATTTATTGCAATCGCTACGTTGGCGGTCAGGGGTATCTGACTGGCTGGGAAAACCTGAAGGTTGATGTGGCTTCACTCATTGCACAGATTGAAGCACGCGCGCCCCTGAAAAGCCCTGCGCTGACCGGAACGCCGTCCACGCCAACACCACCAGATGATGCAGCAGGTAATGAAATAGCCAATGCGGAATTTGTCCGCAAACTGCTCGCCGCACTGGTTGACTCGTCACCAGAAGCCCTGGACACGCTGAACGAGCTGGCAGCGGCGCTGGGTAATGACCCGAACTTTGCGACAACGGTCACTAATGCACTGGCAGGTAAGCAGCCGCTTAATGACATGTTAACGGCTGTCAGCCAGATAACACCGGAAGAAAACACACTGCCTTATTTCAGTGAAGAGGGCCGGATTTTACTGGCGCAGCTGTCAGAAAAAGCCCGCGCATTACTGGCACTGGACACACCTGAAGCCATGCGCACGGAGCTTGAGCTGAAAGCGGCTGCGACGATGGAACCCCAGAGCGATATCCGCGACCGTACACCGGGCAGGCTGGCGCTGTCCGGTATACATGGATTTGGTCAGGCATTTGCCAGTGCCGACGCTCTGGCGTTTGAGGGACTGTCTGATTTCGTTGAATGGCTGAAGAAAGTCACGCCGGGGCGGTATGCGGTCAGTATTACAGATTCATCACAACTGCTTACCGGTACCACGCAATTTAACGGCATTATTGACGTGATGTGGTCCCCGTACGCCAACAGTGAATCTGACACAGTCCGCAAATTTAAAACCCTGATGTGTTACAACCAGTATTATCAGGGTGAACACTGTATTCACTATATGCAGTACCGGTACAACGACAGCGATAACAGCTGGAACATGTCATCGCGGGTAGTTGTCTACGACGGAGATTCACTGGCGTACCTGTTGTCCAGGATGGCGGGCTCAGGCTCATATTACAAATACCCGGCAGTTGGCTCTCTTCTTCTCGCGGTCTATCAGGGAACAGCAGCAGGCGATAAGGCAATCAAAATTGGTCAGGGGGACATTGTGCCGGGGTCACGACTCGGCCCGGTAAATATCACCTGCTCAATTAATGATGCAGGTTCATATGTTTCCACCCCACGCGTTTCTGCCGGAGGTGCCGGGGCATTCAGCTTTCCCGGTCGCTATCAGGCGCTTTCTGGATTCAGTAATTCGTATGGCGATGAAGGTCGCATTTGTCTGTTTGTGCGCATCGAGTAACGAGGAAATAAGACATGAAAATCAGAGCGGTAAAAGGCATCAGAAACGCGCATTATCTTGAAAATGGCGCGGTTGACTGCGAGGTGTTATTTGAGGGTGAAACGGAATTCGTCACGTATACCGCCATGCAGGACGATAGCGCCCCGACAGGCCAGCGCATCTGGGAAGAGTTACAGAGCGGCAAATGGGGTGAAATCGCCACGTTCACTATTACACCCGAACTTATCGCCGCGGCGAAGGATGCCAAAAAGCGGGAAATCGAGGCGTGGCGAACAGAACAGGAAGCGCAGCCGTTCACGTTCGAATGGAACGGTCGTACCTGGAACGCTGGCCCCGATTCACTTGCTCGCCTTTATCCGGTAGTAATGGCAGCGAAATCCGATACGGCACGAACCGCCCTTGCGTGGGGTGATGCCGATAATCAACAGGTGAAACTGTCAATGCCTGAACTGGAAGAACTGGCGGCAGCAATGGCGCAAGCACAGGTCGATCGCAATGACGAGATTTATCAACGCCAGCGAGAGATGAAGGATGAGTTGCGCAGTCTGGAGGATTTGGCCTCAATACGAGCGTTTAATGTTATGTGATGAACTGCTCACTGTGATGTCTATATTTAACACCTGAAGGATTAACTCTAGATTACTTAAAAAGATATTTGGGAATTATCTATTGAAACAGATTTAACGCATTTGTAATTTTCAAGATATTAACCATGGTTATAATAACGCGGTTTCTAATGTTTCCTGTTATTGTTAATTGCCATCATAAGTAAATTTTTTGTTGATTTGTTTTTTGGGTTTGTTTATAAAAAGTGATAATGCAGAGGAGATAATAATGTGAATAAAAAAATGATTCTATTTTTATGTTCTTTTATTATAGCTGGTTGTTCGAATGGAATTGGGGATTCACCTTCGCCACCGGGAAAGAATGTAGAATTAGTCGGAATTCCAGGGCAAGGTGTTGCAGTTGCCTCAAACGACACATCTCCAATACTTGGGAGCAAGAGTACTGACTTTCCTGAAGTTTCAATAATGAGCACAGGGGGAGCGATGCTTACAGTTTGGGCCAGACCTGTACGTAACTGGCTTTGGGGATATACTCCGTTTGATTCAGTAAGTTTTGGAGAGAACAGGAACTGGAAGGTTGTGGATGGTAAAGATGCCGGTACAGTGAAATTTATTAATGTTGCCCAAGGAACTTGCATGGAAGCCTTTAAAAACGGGGTGATACATAATACCTGTGATGATAATTCATTATCTCAGGAGTTTCAGTTACTACCTTCTACTAATGGTAATGTGCTTATAAGAAGTAGTGCCTTGCAGACGTGTATAAGAGCAGACTATTTAAGCAGAACTATACTGTCACCGTTTGCTTTTACAATCACCCTTGAGAAATGCCCTGGTGCAAAAGAAGAAACGCAAGAAATGCTATGGGCAATAAGTCCACCTGTTAGGGCGGCAAAACCAAATCTGATTAAGCCAGAATTAAGACCATTCAGGCCATTGCCAATTCCACCTCATGATAAACCTGATGGAATGGAGGGAGTATGAGAAAATTATTATTCCTGTTAATGATTTTGCCGGGTATTTCTTTTGCAGATTTAAGCGATTTTAAAGTTGCAACCTGGAATTTACAGGGCTCAAATGCACCAACGGAAAATAAATGGAACACACATGTTCGACAACTTGTCACGGGAAGTGGTGCTGTTGATATCCTGATGGTTCAGGAGGCTGGCTCAGTACCATCTTCTGCAATGTTGACTGAGCGTGAATTTAATACTCCAGGTATTCCGATGAATGAGTATATCTGGAATACAGGAACAAATAGTCGCCCACAAGAGCTATTTATATATTTCTCGCGTGTTGATGCATTCGCTAACAGAGTAAATCTTGCGATTGTCTCAAACAGGAGAGCTGATGAGGTGATTGTATTACCTCCACCAACGGTTGTATCACGACCTATTATCGGAATAAGAATTGGTAATGATGTCTTTTTCTCGACTCATGCTTTGGCAAACCGGGGTGTGGATTCTGGAGCAATAGTTAACAGTGTTTTTGAATTTTTCAACAGACAAACGGATCCTATAAGACAGGCCGCTAACTGGATGATCGCAGGAGATTTCAACCGTTCACCTGCTATGTTATTTTCAACACTTGAGCCGGGAATCCGTAATCACGTGAATATTATTGCACCACCAGATCCAACGCAGGCCAGTGGTGGAGTGCTTGATTATGCTGTAGTTGGAAACTCAGTGAGTTTTGTGCTTCCCCTGTTGAGGGCTTCGCTGTTATTTGGGTTGTTAAGAGGGCAAATTGCCTCTGATCACTTTCCGGTTGGCTTCATTCCCGGAAGAGGAGCTAGAAGATGAGAATAATTATTACGATTTTGGTTTTATTATTGACCGGGTGTTCTTCTGATGTGGTAAATCAACGAGGGCTTCTCACTCAGTTTGCTGGCAACAATGCTTCTGGAGATCCTGAACCCAGACCTGTGTTGGTTAATATTAGAAACGTTCTTACTGGTGGGATACTCAGAAACCCTGTAGGTCGTGACTTCAATGTAAATAATTGGGTTATATCAGAAGTAAAGACTAATGATTTGGATTTGATATCGGCACCGGGGGGGCATGTTCAGATAAAAAACCCTGATGGTAATGAATGCCTTGCAATTCTAAATGGGCAATTAGCAGTGGCTAAACAGTGCACTGAAAGCAATCGCAATGCATTATTTACTTTTATAACCAGTGAAACTGGGGCTGTGCAAATCAAGTCGATTGGAAATGGTCAATGTTTGGGGAATGGAGAAAGTGTTACAGATTTCAGGTTAACAAAATGTGTTAATGATCTGGGCCGTCCTTTTGATACGGTGTCGCCGGGATTACTCTGGATGCTGAATCCACCATTATCTCCGGCAATAATGTCTCCATTGACGATCTAATCTGTAATTCTCAATAAAACCGCAGCACGTTATATGCGGGAACGTGCCGCGGTTTATTATTATATAGTCAGGTAGTAATGACAAGGTTTAGTAACGTTTGCATGAGAGGAAGAATAATTGAATAATCTAGAGGATTTACGCTCAATCAGAGAGATGACGATTAGCAGTCAATGGGTACAGTGAGAATAATGGGATTACAACAGGCTGATAATTTTGAATTTAAAAAGGAATTGTTGGGACGACGGATGCCGTCCCGGTAGAAATTAAGATGTTATTAGCGATGCCAGTTTGTTAACTAAGTTGGTATACTCTTCTGGTTTTTCATCGAACATTTTTGCATATTTTGCAATTCTCTCAGCATCCACAAATAAAAATGTATTTGCTTCTTGTACTTGCTCAAATGATGATATGGCTGATTTGTGACATGGAGAGGAAGTAATGTTCTTATGTGTATCTTTGCTGGCAAAGAATAAACGAACGGTTACATTTGGTGCACCGAAAAGCTCCTCGCAATAAAATAAAACATGCCCAATTTTATCGGTCTCTTTTCTGTCTTCTGCACTAAACGTACCGTTTATGGAAGCAAGCACACCTTTAGCTATTTCAAGCGAATTTCCTGTTGTGATGCCAGGTATCAGTTGTTGAATAATTTGTGTATCAATACTCAAAGAACCACTTTTAATCTCTAGGGTCTTTGTGAATTTCTGTATTTCTGCAAAAAAACCAGAGCCGCGTATTATTTTTGTCCAGCTATCGTAATCAAATAAATCTTTCCCTTTTTGTCCTATTGCAGTTGTCATTGCAGAAAAAAGAACAGTTACACTATCAAACAGATTTCTGGCATCATCATTTAAGTTTGTTTCAGTAGATGAATAGAATATATTTCCCGTTTCATTAAGTCTGTAACTGACGGGGGCTTCTGAGTCACGTAGCAGCTTTAGGTCCGTGGCATAAGGGGTTACGGGGATATATTGAGATGACGGACATTTCTCATTAAGGATTATGGTGTTCAT